CCCTGACTACGATTACGACCCAGACAGCGATGCCCCACGCAAAGCCAAACGGGAAGACTACGCACACATCGACATCATCCCTGTGAGCGACCCCAACGCGGCCACCATGAGCCAACGCGTTGTCCAGTACCAAGCCGTGATCCAGATGGCGCAGATGGCTCCGGAGATTTACGACCTGCCCAAACTACACCGTGGGATGCTCGAGGTGCTGGGTATCAAGGATGCCGACAAGCTCGTGCCCCTGCCTGACGACCAGAAGCCCCGCGACCCAGTGGCCGAGAACATGGCAGTGCTCAAAGGCGAGCCGGTCAAAGCGTTCTTCTACCAAGACCACGAGTCACACATCAAGGTGCACATGAGCGCCATGCAAGACCCCATCGTGATGCAGTTGATCGGCCAAAACCCCAAGGCTCCGATGATTCAGGCAGCCATGATGGCCCACGTTGCTGAGCACGTTGGCTACGCGTACAAGCTGAAGATCGAGCAACAGTTGGGTATGCCCCTGCCTCCCGAAGACGAGAAGATGCCACCTGAGATCGAGATTCAGTTGTCGGCCATGATGGCCCAAGCTGCACAGCAGGTTCTTCAACAGAGCCAAGCGCAAGCGGCTCAACAGCAAGCGCAGCAGCAACAGCAAGACCCGATGGTTCAGATGCAGCAGCAAGAGTTGCAGCTCAAGCAACAAGAGTTGCAGCTTCGTCAGCAAGAAGTCCAAGGCAAATTGCAACTTGAGCAACAACGCTTGCAGATGGACGGCATGGCCAAGATGGAACAAGCAAAACAAGCCGACAAGAAGATGCAGCTTGATGCGTTGGCCAAAGCAGGTCAACTCAAGAACGACAAAGCTCGCCAAGAGTTTGAGAACAAGAAGTTGCAAGTGGATGCCCTGAACAAAGCAGGTCAACACAAGATGCAAAAAGCCCAGCTTGCAAACCAAGCTGCACAAAACCCAAAGGAGACGCCTAAACAATGATTTCAGAATTCGCACGCGTATTGCGCGAACAAATACGCACCGACATGAACAACTACGCCGATGACTTGGCTGGTGGGATGTGTCGCAACTTTGACGAGTACCAAAAACTTTGCGGAGTCATTCAGGGTCTGGCCACCGCAGAGCGCTATCTAATCGACCTTGCTGAGAAAGTGGAAAAAGCAAATGAGTGAACTCGTTCTAGAACCGGGGCAGTTCGCCCTGCCTGAAGCCATCCAACCCATCGACGCTCCCGAGCAAGATGCAGACGATGTAACCAAAGCCACGATGCTGCCAGCCCCTACGGGTTGGAAGTTGTTGTGTGCTGTACCAGAGGTCGATGAAAAGATCGCTGGCACAAGTCTCGATTTGGTTCGAGATGCCACAACCATGCGACAAGAAGAAAGCGCCACAACCGTTTTGTTTGTGTTGAAGGTTGGCCCAGACGCGTACAAAGACCAGACCAAGTTCCCCGGTGGCCCGTGGTGCAAGGAAGGCGACTTCGTGCTCGTGCGTACATATTCCGGTACGCGCTTCAAGATTTTCGGAAAAGAGTTTCGACTGATTAACGACGATCAGATTGACGCTGTTGTGCAAGACCCTCGCGGCTTGACCCGCGCATAAGGAGTAGGAATGTCAGAACCATATAAGTTCCCCGACGAAACCGAAGTTGATGTCAATGGCAAAAATGTCAATGTGACAGAACAAGAGGATGACGTTGAAATTGAAGTCATCGACGATACCCCCGTCCAAGACCGTGGTCGTAGACCATTGGACAGAGAGGTTGAAGACCCAACCGACGATGAGATCGAAACCTACACCAGAGGTGCGCAGGATCGAATCAAGGAGTTGACCCATGCCCGTCACGACGAGCGTCGGGCTAAAGAGTCCTTGGCTCGTGAGAAGCAAGAGCTGGAGCGTCTTGCACAGCAAGTGTTAGAGGAAAACCAACGCCTCAAACAATACGTCAATACAGGGACAGCGCAGTACACCCAGATGGCTCAGACCGCAGCAGGTGCGGAGTTGGAGAAAGCTCGGCGGGAGTACAAGGCTGCACAGGAAGCGTTTGACACGGACGCTATTCTGGCCGCGCAAGAAGCGTTGCTGGAAGCAAAGATGAAAGTGGAGCAAACAAAAAATTTCCGACCACCCCCTTTACAAACGCAAGAAGTTGATGTACAACCCCGTTACCAAGAACCCCAACAGGTTCGAGCCGACGAAAAAACCTTGCGCTGGCAAGCCAAAAACCAGTGGTTCGGCTCAAACGGGTTTGAAGAAGTTACCAGCTTTGCACTAGGGCTGCATCAAAAACTAGTCAACTCAGGAGTCGATCCTCGCACCGATGAGTACTTCGAGCAGATTGATGCTCGCGTGAAGTCAACGTTCCCCGAAATGTTCGGTGGTTCGGAAGACAGGCCAAGGAACGGCAATGCTCCAAGAAAGCCTGCGGCAGTGGCAGCGCCAGCGACACGTTCGTCTGGAGCTAAAAAGATCCAATTAACTCAGACTCAGATAGCTCTGGCTAAGAAATTTGGATTAACCCCGCAGCAGTATGCTGCTCAAGTAGCAAAATTGGAGAATTGAAATGGCTGAAAACCGTACCCCTCGTGACAACGTCTCACGCGATAAGCAAGCTCGTGCTGTATACGTACCGCCGACTGCACTGCCCGATCCGACACCTGAACCCGGATATGTCTACCGTTGGGTAGCCACACATGTCTTGGGTCAGCACGAACCAACCAACGTGTCACGTAAGTTTCGCGATGGCTGGGAGCCGGTGAAAGCAGCAGACCATCCTGAGTTGATGATTACTGGTAGTGAAAAGACAGGAAACGTCGAAATTGGTGGACTCATGCTTTGCAAGATGTCTGCCGAAAAAGCGCGTTCTCGGGACGACTACTACGACCAGCAAGCTCAGAACCAGATGGAATCAGTGGATAACCACTTCATGCGAAACAATGATTCGCGTATGCCTTTGTTTGCTGACCGCAAGTCAACAACCAGTCGCGGCGCGGGTTTTGGTTCAGGTTCAAAGTAAACAAGGAGTCTCTAAATGGCATCTACAGCTACCCCCTACGGGCTAATCCCCGTAAATCGTAATGACGGCATGCCCTATGCTGGCGCTACGAGTCAGTTCTTGATTGACCCCGCTGGTGAAGGCACAAACCTGTTTTACGGGCAAGTCGTCATCATTGGCGCTGATGGTTACATCGCTTTGTCTACCGCTACTGGCGCAGACTTAACTACCAACAACCTCGGTGGCAACAACTTGGGTGCTTGGGGTGTGTTCGTTGGTTGCTCCTACGTTAACGCGCAGGGCCAAGTAATCTACGGTCAATACTACCCATCTGGCACAACTGGTGTGGTGACTGCATACGTTATCACCGACCCCAATGTGACTTTCCAAGCACAATTGGACGGCGTTGCTGACCAGTCAGACCTCGGTGCAAACACTTTCTTTGCTGCTGTGCAGTCCACTTCTACAGGTAATACCCGTACAGGTAACTCAACCAGCGCATTGGAGTCTACCACTCAAACCGCCGCTGCCGCGTTCAAGATCATTGGTTTTGCTTCCCCAATTACCGATGCCTTCCCAGACGTGTTGGTTAAGTTCAACCCCGGCGCACACGCCTACACCAACGCCGTTGGCATCTAAGGAGCACATAAATGGCTATTTCACGCGCACAACTACTCAAAGAACTGCTCCCCGGCCTGAACGCTTTGTTCGGCATGGAATATGCACGTTACGGCGAACAGCACAAAGAGATCTACGAAACAGAGAAATCTGAGCGTAGCTTTGAAGAAGAAACCAAGTTGGCTGGCTTCGGTGCAGCACCTGTCAAGAACGAAGGCTCTGCCATCGCTTACGACAATGCGCAAGAAGCATTCACCGCCCGCTACAACCACGAAACCATTGCTTTGGGTTTCTCAATCACTGAAGAAGCGGTTGAAGATAACTTGTACGACAGCTTGTCTGCTCGCTACACCAAAGCCTTGGCCCGTGCAATGGCCTTCACCAAACAAGTTAAGTCCGCTTCCGTCATCAACAACGGTTTTAACGGTTCTTACTTGGGCGGTGACGGTGTCACATTGTTCGGTAACAACAGCTCCAGCACTCGTGTTGGCCACCCACTGGTTAACGGTGGTGTGAACTTCAACAGCCCCTCCGTTGGTGTGGACTTGAACGAAACCTCTTTGGAAAATGCCGTGATTCAAATCGCAGCATGGACTGATGAGCGTGGTCTGTTGATTGCCGCCAAGCCTCGCAAGATGGTTATTCCTCCTTCACTGATGTTCGTTGCCAAGCGTTTGCTTGACACTGAACTGCGCGTCTCTACTGCTGACAACGACATCAACGCGTTGAAGCAAATGGGCGTAGTGCCAGAAGGCTATACCGTCAACAACTTCTTGACCGATACAAACGGCTGGTATTTGATTACCGACGTTCCAAACGGCATGAAGCATTTCGAGCGTATGCCTTTGGCTAACTCGATGGACGGCGACTTTGATACCGGCAACGTCCGTTACAAAGCTCGTGAGCGTTACAGCTTCGGCTGGTCTGATCCTCTCGGTATGTGGGGTTCAGCAGGCGCGTAAGCGACTTGAGGGAAGGGGGCTAGCGCCCCCTTTTCTTTTGCTGTATATTCAAACCATTCCGGGGTTTTCCGGTGTATCTGACAGTCCCGGCTGACGACATGCAGACAGATACGCCCCACTTGCATGTAAGGAAAAAATCATGGCAAATACCACGTTCTCCGGCCCAGTCATATCACAAAATGGCTTTATCTCCGGAACAGCTTCCAGCCCCGTCGTTGAGACTACTGCGGGCAATATCTCCGAGTCATACGCCACCACTTCAGCTACCACTGGCGATACACGCCTGTCGTACAACCGCTTGGAATTTACTTCCACCGGTTCTGGCGAAACCATTCGCGCATTGACACGAGTCACAGGCGCTGATGCAGCTACTGGCGGTACTGTCAACGGTGCACACGTTAGCTTGAGCATCAACGGTTCCGGCACTATTTCTGGTGCGGGTAACGCTCTTCGCGCTACTTTGGGTGGTACATCCACAAACCCCGGCGGCACAATTGCAGCTATCCAAGCTGATTCTGACTTTGCTTCTGGCGGTACTTGGACAAATGCTTCGTTCATCCGCTTTACAAACAGCGGTACAGGCACTGTTGCAAACTTGTTCAATGTGCCATCAGGCATGGTCACGGCCAACACCCAAGGCGCAGCTACAAACTCGTTGAAGATTGTGGACAGCGCAGGTACTGCGTACTACATCATGTTGACTACGACCAACTCATAATGCAGATTACCAAGGAATTTCTGGAAGCAGAAATTGCTGATTTGAGAAAAGAGGCAGGGAGGGCGGAAGCCTTCCTCCTCAAAGCTCAGGGCACAATTGAGGCGTACCAGATGCTCATAAACAGGCTAGAAGCGCCAGAACCGGAGCAACAAAATGACGATGCAATATGACGTTAAGGCGGCGCATACAGAAGCCACAGGCACAATGGTGTCTGGGCGCAACCGCCTTAAAGGATACCAGTGTATTTCTGGCGGTACAGCTGGAGATATTATTTTCCGTGACGGCGGTGCTTCGGGTACTATCCGGTTGCAGTTTAATATTGGAACTGGTACACAACCAATCGGGTTGCCAATCCCCGGCGAAGGTATTTTGTTCACAACAGATATCCATGTGACATTGCCCGCAACCGCAAAAGCGACTATTTTCTATGGCTAAATCCCCAGCATGGACGCGCAAGGAAGGGAAGTCCGAGAGCGGAGGCTTGAACGCCAAAGGTCGGGCTTCCTACAACAAGGCGAACCCCGGGAAGCCCGGGCTGAAAGCTCCTCAACCAGAGGGCGGCAAACGCCGCGACTCCTTCTGCGCCCGTATGGAAGGGATGAAGAAGAAATTAACGAGCGAAAAAACCGCCAAGGATCCAAATTCGAGGATTAACAAGAGCCTGCGGGCTTGGAAGTGTTGAGGTAAACATGAAAAAAATTGGTAAAAAACCTACTGATGACCAGATGCTTGAAGGTGGCGGTGGGGGCGGAGGCTTTCGTAGCATCCCGTCTTCGACATTAAATCCTCGTCCTACCGGTAGCCGCTCTTCAAAAGACTACAAAGAAAAAGCTGACCGAGAATCAGAGTTTTCTGGTGAAATGAGTTTTGGCTCCCCCAGAGGTAGAAGTTCTGATTCTAGTGACAGATCCCCGCGCACGAGCGATGACTACGCCAAAGGTGGAAAAGTCTCTAGTGCCTCCAAACGTGCTGACGGCTGTGCCGTCAAAGGCAAAACCAAAGGACGGATGGTATGAACAACGACATAAAAACAATGACTGATGGCGCTGCTGTGGTTGTTGGACTTGGCGGTTTCATGGGCTGGATGACCCCTGTTGTAGCACTCATTGGTGGAGTATTGACCATTGTGTGGATGACTATCCGCATCTGGGAAACTGAAACTGTTAAAAACTTGGTGGCTAAGTATGCCAAGCACGAGTAAGAAGCAGCACAATTTCATGGAAGCGGTGGCCAACAACCCATCGTTTGCCAAGAAGGTGGGAGTCCCACAGTCTGTGGGCAAGGATTTTTCAAACGCCGACAAAGGCAAAACTTTTAAAAGAGGTGGTGATATGGCTAAAGCAAACCCTTTCATGGAAATGATTGCCAAGAAAAAAGACATGGCAAAAGGCAAGAAAGAAATGCCAATGAAGAAAATGGCTTCTGGTGGCATGACATCAATGGGCAAAGTTAAAACGGCTGCCCCAAGCAAAGATGGTATTGCTGTAAAAGGCAAAACCAAAGGCAAGATGGTCACCATGAAGTCTGGCGGCAAAGCCTACTGCTGACATGATGTCCAGCCGTGGTATGGGGGACATCAACCCCTCAAAGATGCCCAAAGGCGTGAAGACTCCGCGCCGCGATGACACCGATTTCACCCAATACAAAGAGGGTGGGAAAGTCAACGCGGCGGGGAACTACACCAAGCCGGAACTCAGGAAACGTATAGTCAGCCAAGTGAAAGCAGCGGCAACACACGGCACCGGTGCAGGCCAGTGGTCAGCCCGTAAGGCTCAGTTGGTAGCCAAGAAGTACAAGGCAGCAGGTGGAGGATATCGTGACTGAAAAGAAAAAGACCGGTACAGCTAGGTTTACTACAGAGCCTGAAACGCTTGGCGGGACTGATAGTCAAGGACAAACTAGCGACGATTTTGGCGTCCCAACTGGGAAAAGTTATATTTACCGAACAAAGAACGGCAAAGGCCGTACTATTGGGCCGGGGCTTACACTGCCTGACGCTAAAGCTAAAGAGTATGCTTCCGAATTGCAACGCGAAACTCGTGGCATGAAAAAAGGCGGCACGGTCAAGTCAGCTTCATTTCGTGCAGACGGAATAGCGCAACGCGGTAAGACGCGGGGTATGATGAAGTGAAAGCGCCGCAGGCTTCTCTTAAAAACTGGGGCGACCAGAAATGGCGCACCAAGTCAGGGAAGCCTTCATCTAAAACGGGCGAGCGTTACCTGCCAGAAGCCGCTATCAAGTCCTTGTCGCCAGCCGAATACGCTGCGACAACCAAGGCCAAGCGATCTGGTAAAAAGGCGGGTAGGCAGTTTGTAGCACAACCCAAAGTGATTGCCAAGAAAACGGCAAAATTTAGATAGGAGAACATTATGGCAGGCGGCGGCGGAACAACTGGAGGCGTCGGGGCACAAAGCCCTGCGGTAACCCCTCCCAACCCTATGGGGCAAATTGGCAACGCCGTTGGCGGAGCTTTGGGCGGCATGGGCGGACAACCTCAAAACCCGATGGGTAGCATGGGCGGTGGGTTTGGTGGCAACATGGGTCAACACTCATTTGGCGACTTGAGATCAATGCAAAACCAACCCAACATGGGCGGTGGGTTTGGTGGCAATATGGGTGGACAACTTACACCTCTACCGTCACCTAATATGCCCGGTATTGATTCATACGGTGGACAACCTCAAGTAGGTGGCCCAGCCCAAATGGTGGGCACAGATGATGCGTTTTTCCAATCGCCCGAGTTCAAGGAATATCAAAACGACCCGCGAAACATGATGGCCACTCAAGATATGTATAACTCCCCGTACTTTGGACAGATGGGTTCCGGGTCGGTTGGCAGAGCACAAGATGCTGCCTACAGAAAATACAAAGGTCTTGCCGATCCAAATCAGCTTTACGGTCAGATACCTCAAAATCCCATGCCGCAACCCGGCGGCTCTGGCAACAACAACCAACTAGGCCAGTTGGGTAACCGATTTGGCCAGTTGGGTAATATGGCCAACATTCCGCAACCCGAGATTGGCATGCCCGGAGGACAGGGCGGTCAAACACAGGGTGGTATGCCCGGTTTTGCACAGCCTTATGGGCAACAAATGGGTCAGATGGCCCAACAGGCGGCTCAGCAACAAGCTATGCAACAGGCGGCTCAGCAACAAGCTATGCAGCAAGGTCAAGTGGGTTTAGGACAAGCTCCCCAAGCAGGCTTGGAAAGTTTGGCAGCACTTTTAGGTGGCAAGCCCACCCCTCCAATGACGACTGTACCAACTGCACGTCCTACACCAATGGCAAAACCTTCGGTGTCACGACCCGCCCCTGTGGCACCAAAACCAGTTGCACCACCAATGGCAAAAGCAGCGGCCAAGCCTTCTGTTGTGCCCCCCAAGACTCCTCCGGCTGTGGCCCGCGCCATTCAAAAGCTGGCGGCGAAAAAACAAAATAGACGGTAAAAAATGGCAACAACCTCTGGACAAACAGGCTTTACCTTAGACCTCACCGAACTGGTGGAGGAGGCGTTTGAGCGAGCTGGTTCAGAGTTGCGCACTGGATATGACCTGAAAACGGCTCGCCGGTCGCTGAATTTGCTGTTTGCTGACTGGGCAAATCGCGGTATCAACATGTGGACGTTCGAGCAGGGCACGATTACCCTAACTCAAGGCTTGAACACCTACGCAATCCCCACAGATACTGTCGATTTGCTCGATCACGTCATCCGAACACAGGCAAATGTGGCCGCAACACAGTCGGATTTGACAATCACACGCATCAGCGTCTCGACCTACGCCACCATCCCCAATAAAATCACGCAAGCCAGACCAATTCAGGTCTGGTATCAGCGTTTGGACGGCCAAATTACTCCTACCACGGCGGTTTTGGCCACAAATATCAACGCCACGGACAACACAATCGTCCTGTCCAACGTGGTTGGTTTGCCCGCCATCGGGTACATCAACCTTGACAACGAAACCATCTTCTACAACTACATTGATGGCAACACTTTGGGGGACTGCTTCCGTGGCCAGAACGGCACGACTGCCGCTTCTCATACTGCCAGCGTCAATGCCAAGATTTACATCAATAACACCCCTCGCGTGACCATGTGGCCAACGCCTGACGGCTCCCAGCAGTACCAGTTTGTGTACTGGCGCATGCGCCGGGTGCAGGATGCGGGCAGCGGTGTTAACGTCATGGACGTGCCCTTCCGGTTTGTCCCTTGTATGGTGGCTGGACTGGCCTACTACATCGCTTTGAAAGTGCCCGGTGGCATGGACAGGCTCCAAGTGCTGAAACAACAGTACGACGAGGCTTGGATGACAGCGGCTGATGAAGATCAGGAACGCGCCGCACTGCGGCTCGTGCCTAGACAGATGTTCATTGGTGGTGGCTGATGGGAAATAGGTTTTCCTCTGGCAAAAACTCGATTGCCGAGTGCGACCGCTGTGGATTTCGGTTCAAGCTGACGGTTTTGCAAAAGCTCGTCGTCAAGACCAAGACGTATGACCTGAAGGTGTGCCCCCAGTGCTGGGAGCCTGACCAGCCGCAATTGCAGTTGGGCATGTATCCGGTGGATGACCCCCAAGGTGTGCGTGACCCACGTCCCGACCTGAGCTACCAAGTTTCTGGGCGCACAGGTTTGCAGGTTGTCCTGACCAACAGCCCAAGTGTTGATGCGCAAGGCGTGGTTGGTGGCGGTAGTCGGATATTTCAGTGGGGTTGGGCACCAGTTGGGGGCTCGCGGGCAAATGATGCAGGTTTAACCCCAAATGACTTGGTTTCTGCGGTAGAAATTGGTACAGTTACAGTAGCAACGACATAAGGAGTCGATCATGGACAAGAAAGATTTAGCGCAAGACAAAAAGATGATTAAATCTGCTGTGGGCAAGCATGAAAAAAACATGCACCCCGGCAAAAAACCCACCAAGCTCAAGGCTGGTGGTAAGACCAATAGCGACATGCTGAAGTATGGTCGCAACATGGCCAAGATCATGAACCAGCGTTCTTCTGGTCGCGGAGGCTAAGATGGCTGAATACAACCAACCCAAAACAATCCCAACCGTTGACGTGTACAACCAGCCAAATAAGGAATATCTGCGCGAAGCAAATGTTTCTGTGGCCAATGTACGCAGCGGTGACTACCCGCCCATGAAAACCTCCGGCATTGTTGTGCGCGGCGGTAAAGCGCAGACCAAAGGCAAAATGGCTAGGGGCCCAATGGCATGACCTACACCGAGTTGATTGCCGCTATTCAGTCGTACACCGAGAACACGTTCCCGGCAACGTACCTGTATGACAATTCAACTGTGTCTCCCCAGACGCAGTTGAATACCTTCATTGAGCAGGCTGAGCAGCGCATTTTCAACACGGTTCAGTTCCCCTCGTTGCGCAAAAACGTGACGGGGATAACCTCCAGCGGTAATAAATACTTGTCGTGTCCAGCAGACTTTTTGTCTTCGTATTCGTTGGCAGTCATTGATGCTACAGGCGCGTACGAGTATTTGCTGAACAAGGATGTCAACTTCATCCGCCAAGCCTACCCACAGCCAACCGATACAGCCATCCCCAAGTACTACGCGCTGTTTGGCCCAACGACTACCAACGACCCAAGCCCTGTAATCACAAACGAGTTGAGCTTTATTCTTGGCCCAACTCCTGATGCCGCTTACGACGTTGAGTTGCACTATTACTACTATCCAGAATCCATCACCACTGCGGCATCAGGCCAAACTTGGTTGGGCGACAACTTTGACTCTGTGTTGTTGTACGGCTCCTTGGTTGAGGCTTACACCTTCATGAAGGGTGAGCCAGATGTTATTGCTGGCTACAACCAGAAATACATGGAAGCACTTGGAATGGCCAAACGTCTGGGCGATGGTCTGGAGCGCAGCGACGCGTACCGAAGTGGCCAGTACAGAGAAGCGCCGCTTCCTCAGAATAATGGGGTGCGTTGATGGCTTTTACCGGCAACTACACCTGCAACGTGTTTCGCACTGGCCTGCTGGAAGGCTTGTACGATTTCGGCACAGGCACAACGGACGTTTTTAAAATTGCGCTCTACACCAATGCAGCCACGCTTGATGCGGCTACCGCAGCTTATACGTCTACGGGCGAAGTTGTGGCTTCTGGGTATACAGCAGGTGGCGAGATTCTGGTAATCAATCAAGTCCCCACTACAGGCAATCCCCCTAACACAACCGCATACTTGTCCTTTGCCAATGCCTCATGGACTGGTGCGTTCACAGCTCGTGGCGCACTGATCTACAAGGCAAATGGCACAACCAACCCCGCAGTCTGCGTGTTGGACTTTGGCGCAGACAAGACTTCAGCCAACACATTTGTGGTGCAGTTTCCTGCGGCCACTGATACAACCGCAATCATCCGCATCGCATAAGGAGCGACTATGTTTAACGAAAAAGCAACTTCAACAGACACCGTAAGCGCGGGTCTTGTCGCTCGTACTGGAGCTGACTCTGGCGCTCGTGCAGGCGGCGTATTCCATGTCGAGTGCCTTGACAAAGACGGCAACCTGAAGTGGAAAACTTCCGAGCACAACCTTGTGGTTAACGAGGGCTTGCAAGAAATGAACACCGAGTTTTTTAAAGGCTCTGCCTACACTGCTGCGTTCTTTCTTGGCCTGATTACTGGCCCCGGCTCAGGTACAACCTTTGCCGCCGCTGATACTCTGGCCTCCAAAGCATGGACTGAGTACACCGATTACGCGGGTTCACGCAAGGCCGTGACATTTGGTACAGCTACAACCGCAGACCCGTCCGTCATCAGCAACTCAGCATCCCCTTCCTCTTTCGCCATTTCTGGTGCAGGTGGCGTAATTGCTGGCGCATTCCTGTGTACCGTGTCGAGCGGCACGTCCGGCGTGTTGTTCTCTGAATCGGACTTCCAGTCTCCCGGCGACCGTACCGTTGTGTCTGGCGACACCTTGAATGTGACCTACACGTTCAGCCTCGACGCTGCTTGATGAGTGTTTGGAACATCCGCATTTGCTGAAACCCCCTATGCTGCATTGCCAGCAGGGGGGCAAGTGCTTGATAGTTCTATTAGTGAATCGGCAACAGCCGCTGATCTAGCAGCGGTACTTGCAATATTTCAGTCTGCCCTTGCGGAAACATCGACGGCATCAGAAACGGTACTAGTTGCCCCGTCCATATTTACAACAATAATTGACGAGTTTGCGCAGGGTAGTGAAACTGTATCTTCACTACCGATTTACGCCTGCGATATACAAGAAAGTGCGACTGCTGAAGACGCGGTATCAACCCTCGCGGATTTCTTGGCGGACATCACTGAGACTGCGGTGGCCGTGGATGACACAACAGCACTTGTTGACTTCATAGCAGATGTCCAAGAGCAAGCTGTCGGGGCGGATGCGGTAGCTTCCAGCGCAGACTTCCAAGGCAGTATTTTGGAAACCGCCACTGGGGCCGATAGCGTAGCCGTAGCTGCTTCAAATTTCAACGCAGTAATTGCCGAACAAAGTTCAGGTTCGGAGACGGTTTCCAGTTTGGTTGACTTTGCAGCAGCCCTAGCCGAAGCCGCAACCGCCTCAGATGCCACATCAGCGTTGGTGGATTTTGCCGCCGCCATAGCCGAAGCTGCAACGGCGCGGGATGTTGCGTCTGCCTTGGTTGACTTTGCAGCGGCCATAACCGAGACTGCCCAAGCCTTTGAAACGGTTTTAGGAGGTCTTGTGTACGCGGTGTTTATTGCGGAGATGGCGCAAGGGCTGGACACACCGTCTTCAAACGCAGATTTCAATGCCGCAGTGGCCGAGCTTATTTCTGGTCTGGACACACCCAGCGCAGCCGCCGGGTTTGGTGTTGCGGTTTCTGAGGCTGCGGCTGGCTCCGACAGTACTTTGGTGGCCCCCTCCACCTTTAATGCCTCCGTCAGCGAAACGGCGCAGGTGTTAGATGCGGTCTTTGCAAGTGCGGTCTTTTTTGCTACCATTACTGAAGGTGCGGTGGCCGCAGATCAGATCATTGCACGGCTGCTTTGGGAGATCATCAACGATGCGCAAACAGCAGATTGGGGCAACATTAATGCTTCCCAGACAACGACTTGGGCTACGATTGGAACAGCCCAGACCAACGGCTGGCAAGACATCAATTCTGCCCAGAATGCTGGTTGGACAGTCATCTACGACGGTCAAACTGACACATGGCAAGTAATTAAAACGCAGGGTTGAGCAAATGGCACTCGTAGTCAAAGATAGAGTTCAAGAAACCACCACTACAACTGGCACTGGAACACTGACTCTTAACGGTGCGGTTTTTGGTTTTCAAACTTTTGCAATTATTGGCGACGGCAACGTCACATATTACGCAATTACAGACCCGGGTACGGGGAGTTGGGAAGTAGGTGTTGGTACATACACAGCTTCGGGCACAACATTAAGCCGTACCACTGTTTTTGAGTCTAGCAATTCCGGCAGCTTGGTTGATTTTGCCGCCGGAACAAAAAATGTGTTTTGTACATACCCAGCGGAAAGGGCGGTGTATTTAGATGCAGCAGGGTCTGCTGTAACCCTTTTAGATATTGGCACACTGGGCGCAAGCACTGCAAACATCACGACTGCGAATATCACGTCCGGCACAATTACCACAACCCCGGTAAACAACACCGACATTGTCAACAAAGAATACGCTGACGCCATCGCATCCGGCATTCACTTCCATGAAGCTGTGGGCTACGCAACTACCGCAGCGTTACCTGCCTGTACATACAACAACGGCACATCTGGGGTAGGAGCCACGCTGACTGGAGACGCTAACGGCGCTTTGACGGTTGATGGCCATACGTTTACTTCGCCCACGGATGATGGAACACGGATTCTGATTAAGAATCAAGCAAACGGAGCGCACAACGGCGTTTACACGCTTACTCAAGCGGGCAATTCATCGCCGGGTGCGCCGTTTATTCTGACCCGATCAACAGACATGGATACTGTTGGAACCGGCGTTGACCAGATTGACGAGGGTGACTTTTTCTTAGTGACCAGCGGAACTGCTAACGTCAATACCGCTTGGGTACAGCAGACTGCTCCTCCCATAACGATTGGCACAACACCGATTATTTTCCAGCAGTTTTCCGCCCCTATCACCTATACCGCAGGGACAGGACTGAGTGAGTCCCCGTCCTACACATTCAATATTGCCAACACTGGTACGGCGGGTACGTATGGCTCCGCCTCTAACGTCCCGGTATTCGTCACCAACGCGCAGGGCCAAGTTACATCGGTCACAAATACAGGTATTGCTATTTCTTCGGCGGCAGTTTCAGGCTTGGCAGCTTCAGCAACAACGGACACAACTGATGCTTCAAACATTACTTCTGGTACGTTGGGCACTTCTCGGCTGTCTGGCAGCTACACGGGCGTTACTGGAGTCGGTACTCTTACTGCTGGTACTTGGAACGCTACAGCTATTGGTGCTGTTTATGGTGGTACTGGTCAGTCCTCTTACGCTGTGGGAGATTTGCTATACGCAGATACGACTACATCTCTGGCCAAGCTCGCGGATGTAGCTGTTGGCAACGCTCTGATCTCAGGCGGCGTGGCTGCGGCTCCAAGCTGGGGCAAGATTGGTTTGGCTACGCATGTCAGCGGAACGCTCCCAGTAGCCAATGGCGGCACGGGAAATACAACTGGCAATGCAACGACTGCAACAACAGCAATAGCGGTAACTGCAACAGCGGCCAGCGGTATTCAATCCGCATATCAAGCAGCTTTTAACGTAACAACTCCCGGACTTGGCACTTACGGCATCCATTTCAACGGGCAAACTACGGCAGATTTTGCCTCTGGTATCACATGGAACGGCGGTACAACAAGTACAAACTCACAAGCAGGTATTTATGTTCAAGGTTCTGGTGCTTACGGAACCAAGATGTACATTGCCACAACCGACAGTTATGCAACTGGAGCAAAAACGGCGATCAGCATTGACCACAATGGCGCTGTAAATATTCTTCGCAGTTCATTGACAGTGGCTGGGGCAATCAAGCGCACCGCCGCAGGTCAAGGATATTTGAATGGTGATTACTCCTCCGCAGAAAGCATCTCCACAACGGGCGTAATCTACAGTATTGGTGGAGTCTACGTTCCCACTTCCACAAGCTACAACAACATGTACGGCGTTGCCTATGCTTTCTCTGGCCCGGGAAGGCCAATGGGCAACGTCGCGGGAATTCCTTCAGATCAGTGGGCTTTCGTTGGTCTTGAGGCGGGCACCCCAAAGTGGGCGCTTTGTACTAGCAACGGCAGCGCGTATTTTTCAGGCAGCGTCACTACCACAAACGTTAACGGCTTTACGCCAACGGCATCAATTGTGGGCAATCGGCTCGTTGCTACTGATGCGAACGGCTACATCTTCAACAACTATTTCAACTCAACCGACAACTCGCAAAGTTCTGGTGTCTCCGCTGTTATGGTCAAGGCGGGGGATAACTACTACCGTTCAGGTACAGCAGCGGCAATAGCTACATTTTTGTCCGGGCAAAATTTAGGTGTGGGTGTTGGGCAAACTTGGCAAACCGTGTCACGGGCGGCTGGTACGTGGTATCAAAATACAACAGGTCGAGTAATAGTTGTTATTTGGAACATGCAAGGAAGTCAGAACCGTGTTTACGTTGGAACAAGTACGTCATCCTTCATTACCGTTGCTGCAAACAACGCTGGCGGAGCAGGCCAGTACGAACAATACAACGTAACTCTTGTTGTCCCTGCTAGTCACTACTATCAAGGTACAGGAAGTATTCAATTCGTGTCGGAGTTAAGATAATGGAGTACGGTTTTTATCATCCAGAACAAGGGTACTGGCAAGCAATCAGTGAAGTACCCCAAGAAATATTGGACTCCTATCCAGAAGGGACTATTTCCGTACCTTTGCGGCCAGATGCCAACCATCAGTGGGAAAACGGCGCTTGGGTGTATGTAGCCCCAGAACCTTTAAGCGATACTGAGCTTGCTGAACAGGCGCGGTTTACTCGTGACCGTCTTTTGGCAGAATCAGACTGGTCACAATTAGCAGATGCACAAGCAGCAATGGGTAGTGCCAAAGCGCTTGAGTGGGGCGCATACCGCCAAGCGTTGCGAGATGTGCCTCAACAACTTGGATTTCCTTCAACCATTGAATGGCCCGTAAAGCCGTAACCCAATCAAGGACACGCTATGAGCAGCACATATTCAAACAGCCTTCGGGTAGAGTTAGTTGGTTCAGGAGACCAAGCCGGTGCGTGGGGGGCAACCACAAACGGCAACTTTTCAAACATTTTTGATGTCGCTATTGCCGGGTATCAGACCGTCAGTGTCACAAGTGCCAGCCAAGCTCTGACTTATTTGAACGGCCCGACCACAACTGCGGCATTGAACCAGTCTGTGTACGCCATGCTGCGCTTCACAACAACTACCGGCGCGGCGTTCAACGTCTATGCTCCCCCGGTGCCCAAGCAGTACATCGTGTACAACAACAGCGGTTACTCGATGATCCTCTACAACTCGACTGTGATTGGTAACACCACCGCAGCGGGCACAGGCGTCACGGTGACCAATGGCGCAAAAGTCATGGTGTGGTCTGACGGCACAAACTTTAATGAGCTGCAAGCTCAAAATTTAACTGGAACTTTGGCTATTGCCAACGGCGGCACCGGGCAAACTACAGCCAACACGGCTTTCAATGCTTTGGCCCCGAGCCAAGGAAGCGCCAACGGGAAGTATCTGAAATCCGACGGCACAAACACAAGCTGGGATCAAGTTGACATCAGCACCAGCGACATCACAGGTGTTTTGCCCGGCGCAAACGGCGGTACAGGCGTAGCGAATACCGGTCGGACAATTACGCTTGGCGGAAACGTGTCTACTGCGGGGGCATTGACCACATCGGGTGCGTTTGCGACAACACTGACTTCAACTGCCACTACTTCTATTACATTGCCTACAACCGGCACATTGGCGACCTTGGCGGGTTCGGAAACTTTAACTAACAAGACCTTGACCAGCCCAGTGCTGACAGCTCCTGCGCTCGGTACGCCAGCCTCTGGCAACCTCGCCAACTGCACATTCCCCACGCTGAATCAAAATACAACTGGAACAGCGGCTGGCCTGTCTGCAACTTTGGCAGTGGCTTCAGGCGGTACAGGCGTAACCACTGCTTCGGCAATTGCAACGCTTGTTGGTAATTTGTTGTTTCCTGTTGGGGCAATCTACTCCAGCACATCTGCAACCAACCCCGGCACGTCCCTTGGCTTTGGTACATGGACAGCCTTTGCCGCAGGCAGAACGCTCATTGGTAACGGCGGCGGTTTCTCTGCTGGCGCAACAGGCGGTAGCGCAGATGCAGTTGTTGTTAGCCATACTCACACGGCAAGCACCTCAATTACTGATCCGGGTCACTTCCACACCACTGCTGTTAACTATGCTGGCGGCACGACTGCAAACGGTATGTTCTCAAACTCAAACCCGGGCAACCCCTTCAGCACAAATTCAGCAACCACAGGCATTACCGCATCAACATCGGTCACATCATCTGGCGTGTCAGGAACAAACGCAAACTTGCAGCCATACATTGTTGTTTACATGTGGCAGCGTACCGCCTGACGGAGTAAGACATTGATCCGATCAGCATCCTCTTTGCTGCAAATGCTTGTGTTGCCGCCATCAAGGAAGGGTGCGAGCTTTACAAGCAGGCCAAGACTTCTTTCATGGAGGTCAAGGCTACAGTTGATGAAGCTGTTGGGATCGCCAAGGAAGTTCATGGGTTCTGGGGCAAACTTGCCAAGATGTTTGGCGGAACCCCCGCCCCTGCCACGCCCAAGCCTGTGGCGAAAAAGAAGGAAAAGTACGTTGCTGTTGACGAATCCAAAGTCATGGCGGATGTTGTCAGCCAGCTTACTGAGTTCTTCAAGCTGCAAGAGCAGTTGGCGGCGCACATAAGGCAGGAGGAAGAAAAGAGCCAGACTGTCTACGACCCCAATGCCAACTTGATGGAAGCAGCCCTGAAGAGGGTTATGGCTCAAGACCAGATGGCTGCGTTGGAAGTGACAATCAGGGAAACGATGGTTTATCAGTCCCCACCAGAAATGGGTGCGCTGTATTCCAAAGTGTTTGAGATGCGTGGCGTGATACAGGAGGAGCAGGAAAAGGCAAGGTTGAAGGAAGAGGCGCAGGAGAGGTACAAGCAATGGCAACGACGGGAGGAAAAAAGAAACTTCCAAGCAAAGTCGGCGTATCTCGTAGCGACTATCCTATTCCTCCTTTACCTGTGGTTGTGGCTCCTGTTCGTCAGTCGTTTGGGGAAGACGTGATGGGCTGGATTGCTGCTTGTGTGTTGGTCGCCCTCATGCTCCCAGTGCTCGGGATGTTGTACTTGGACATCTTGGAAGCCAAGCATGAAGTGAAGACGCAAACTGAGAAGCTTGAGCGGTTAAGGCGTGAAATTGAAAGGGAAAAACGTGAAAAGAAGCCTAGCGATACTATTTCTGATAACCCTGTATTTGATCGGGTGCGAAGACCGTTTCCGTTACGCTTGCCAAGACCCGACAAACTGGAATAACCCCGAGTGCAAGCCCCCGATCTGTACTGCCACTGGCACTTGCCCCGAACAACTTGTTAAACCTGAACAGGAGAAAAAGTGATGCCTACTGTTGCCTACAAAACAAACAACCGCCTGACCGCCGAAGAGATTGAGGTGCGTGTCTGGGCTTTCGTGATTGTGGTGCTGGTCAGCATCCTGCTCGGAGCGATGGCCATGTTCCTGTACTCGGTGACCTACGTCACCCAACCCATGTCCGGCATGGCCCCAATCGACAAGATTTACACAAGCCAGATTAGCACCATCATGGTGTTCATCACTGGCGTTCTGGGCGGAGTGGCAGGTCGGTCAGGTATTAAAGCTGTAGCCAATGCGGTAGCCAAGGCCGAAGCTAACGACAACGATGAGCCACCCAAGCCATGAAAGGTTTACTCTCTGGATTGATTGCCTTGCTGCTGACCTTCGGCGGCGGGTATTTCTACGGCAAGTATGTTGAGAGAGAAATTCAACAGGCCGAGGTTGACCGCCTGAACACCGAAGCACGGGCCAAGGAACAGGCTCTAGCCGCTGCCGTAACCACCACTGCTGAAGCATTGAGGAAGACGCATGAAAAAGCCAAACTTGCTACACAGCAGCGCGATGCTGCTATTGATTCTGGCGCTCTCAAGCTGCGCGTCAAAACGACCTGCCCCGTACCAGCCTCCCCAGATCCCGCCACTCCCACAGGAGATAGTGGAGGAGAAGCATCAGCCGAACTTGACCGAGAGACTGCTAAAGCTCTTGTCGCCATAACCGACGAAGGCAACCGAGCCATTGAAAAGCTCAACGCCTGCATCACCCTTTACAACAACGCTAGGAGCGCCCAATGAACCTGACCGCTAACTTTTCCCTCCACGAACTGACCAAATCTGAGACCGCTTTGCGTCTGGACTTGGATAACACCCCCGGCGAAGCCGAGACTGCGAGCCTGCGCCTGTTGTGCGAGAAAGTCCTTCAGCCCGTGCGCGACCACTACGGCAAGGGCGTGAAGGTGAACTCAGGCTACCGCAGTCCCGAGTCAAATGCGGCTGTGGGCGGCTCCAAGACTTCTGACCACTGCAAGGGCCAAGCAGCCGATATTGAGATTCCCGGTGTCGCAAATGCTGACTTGGCGCAGTGGATCATGGATAATCTGGACTACACGCAGTTAATTCTGGAGTTTTACACCCCCGGCATCCCTGATAGCGGGTGGGTTCATGTGTCGTACGACCCGAACAACCTGAAAAAGCAAGAATTGACTGCGACCAAGGTAGCTGGTAAAACACAGTATCTTCCCGGTCTTGTAGCTTAAGCGAGCCAAAAATGCCATTACAGAAACTTGAATTTAGACCCGGCATCAACCGCGAAGGCACGACACTGGCCAACGAGGGCGGATGGTTTGAGTCTGACAAAGTTCGGTTTCGTTCTGGCTACCCCGAAAAAATCGGCGGTTGGGTTTTAGATAACGGCGCAAACGCATCTGCCTTGCAGCCGCCAGCCGGAGACTACTGGGGCGTGTGTCGCGCCATGTGGAATTGGTTAAATCTGGCGGGCTACAACCTGCTGGCGCTGGGCACCAACCTCAAGTACTACATCCAGAACGGCACAGGCGGTAATGTCTATGATGTAACCCCCATCCGAACTACCACGACTGCTGGTGAAGTTACGTTTGCCGCTACCAATGGTTCTCCAGTGATTACAGTCACCGACCCGGGCCACGGCGCTCAGACTGGGGACTTTGTAACCTACAGCGGCGCAGTTTCTTTGGGTGGCAATATTACCGCCACCGTTTTGAACGCCGAGTTTCAGATCACGTACCTGAGTTCCAACACCTACACCATCACCGCTTCGGTTAATGCTGCCGCAGGAGACTCTGGGGATGGCGGGGCATCCGTTGTCGGTACGTATCAGATTACATCCGGCAACGATATATTTACCCAGAACGTAGGCTGGGGCGCGGGTACTTGGGGCGGTTTGATTACGGGCACTGCAACAAACCAGCTTAATGGGGCTATAAATAATGCCGTCACCACAATCACGGTTGATTCAACAGCAGGATTTTCTACGCCGACCGGCACACTGTTGATTGACTCAGAAACAATCACCTATACCGGAACAACCGGCACAACATTTACAGGCTGTACTCGCGGTGTCAGTGGTACACCGGGCTCAGGCGCAGCCGCTTCCCATGCTGATAACGCAGCAGTTGTGCAGGCTACTACCTTCACTGGTTGGGGCTCTCCAGCACCGGCTGGCCAAGGAGTTGGGGTACAACTGCGGCTTTGGAGTCAGGCTAATTTTGGCGAGGACTTGGTGTTCAATCCTCGCGGCGGCGCACTGTATTACTGGGCCAATGCGGCTTCGCCAAACACATTTAACCGTGGGCAGTTGCTTGGCCCAAGCGCCACAGTGGTGACCAAAGCAGGATCACTTTCAATTGATTCTTCCTGCCCGACTATTGCCAGCATTGTGATGGTGTCCGACTCGTCGCGGTTTGTCCTTGCTTTTGGCTGCACGGACTACGGCAGCACTGTGCAAAATCCAATGTTGATTCGTTGGTCTGACCAAGAATCAATTGCCACATGGGCTCCAGCAATCACCAACCAAGCAGGCAGCTACACCCTGAGTGATGGGTCTCAAATAATTACGGCTATACAAACACGACAAGAAATTTTGGTGGTAACGGATTCCGCCATCTATTCCATGCAGTACCTTGGCCCACCGTATGTGTGGGGCTTCCAGTTGATGGGTAACAACATATCTATCGCCGGGCCAAATGCTGTAGCTACAGCCAACAACGTGACCTATTGGATGGGTACAGACAAGTTCTATATGTACTCAGGTCGTGTGGAGACACTGCCCTGCTCATTGCGCCAGTATGTGTACAACGACATCAACCTCACACAGTCTTTCCAGTTCTTTGCCAGCACCAACGAGGGCTACAACGAAATCTGGTGGTTCTACTGCTCTGCCAATTCAACCACTGTGGACAAGTATGTCATCTTCAACCACCTTGAGCGCACTTGGTACTACGGCACTTTGGCGCGGACATACTGGTTGGACTCGCCCTTGCGGGCAACGCCAATTGCGGCGGGTTACAACGGCCAACTGATCTACCATGAGAACGGCACAGATGATGGCACAACAAACCCTCCGACGGCTATTGAGTCTTATGTTCAGTCCTCTGACTTTGACATTGGTGACGGGCACAATTTTGGGTTGGTTACTCGTATCATTCCCGATGTGACGTTTGATGGCTCGACGGTGAACAACCCATCGTTGGATTTCACTGTGCGCCCGCGCCAGTTCCCCGGTACAAACTACGGCACAGCAGACGCTCCAACTGTAACCAGTACACAAAACTACCAGAACCAGCGGTACTTTACCGTGCAGCAGTTTACTGAGCAGGTGTTTGTGCGCATCCGTGGCCGTCAGATGGCGTTCAAAATTGTGTCCAACGACTTGGGTGTAGCTTGGCAGTTGGGCGTCCCCCGAATTGACACACGCCCTGATGGCCGGAGATAAGCATGGGTTTAAAGAACACAACGCAACCCCGCCTACCTGCCGCGCCTGTTGAGTACGACGCTAGGTTTATGGAGCAGTTTGCAAACGTCCTCCGGCTTTATTTCACCCAGTTAAACAACGCATCTCCAGCCATATTTGCGTCTCAAGGTGTCGGCACTACAGGGGTTGTGACGGCAATGACCTTTGCGCAACCTGACCCCGCAACCCCCGGCGGAACAAAAATCAGCCTGCCAACCCAAGCTGATTTTGCCAATCTTCGCCCCGGCGATGTGTACTACGACACCTCTGGCGGCACGGCTACAAGCTACCCCTTGCGCATTAAAGTCTAGTTGTTCACAAGGCGGCAACATGATACGATCAACCACCCCCAGTTCGCGAGGTAAATATGTCTGGATTTGAACCAATGTTCATGGCCGCAGCAGCAGAAACTGTGGCTCCTGCCGCTCTTGCTTCTGTTGGAGCGGAAATCGGCACAGCCACGTTGTTGAGTGAAGTTGCGGGCACTAGCATGATGATGGGCTTGCCCACTCTGGGCGCGGCTATTACCCCCACAGTAATGAACGGTTTGGCAGCTTTGCCACAAGCAGCGAGTTTGGCTGGCACTTTAGCTCCTGCCGTCACGCCTGCATTGACAGGCTTGACCACTGCGCAAGGTACATCATTGTTAAACAGCGCGATGCCGGGCATGCTTAGCGAAGCTCAAATTGCCCAAATGGTCAACCCCGCTACAGATATTGTGGCCAATGCCCAGAATTTAGGACAGGTTGCTCAAGCATCAGCGCCCCCAATCACTGACGCAGGGATGCAACATGCGTTTAACGCATACAAACAAGCCGCGCCAGTAGCCCAAGAGCTGGTGGCGCAAGCGCCTCAACTTGTTCCTGAAGCAACAAGTAGCGCATACGCAGCTTCAGCAGCACCCCCAACCGCTTTCCCTAGCGGCAGTTCTGCATACACAAGTGCAGCAGCCCCGCCCGCCGCCGCAAAGCCCGGCATGCTAGATACGGCACTGGACTACATCAAGAACAACAAAATGCAGTCCCTGTCGATGGGCATGAACGCCATGAATTTGCTGGGCAAGGGCAAAAAAGGCAAAGGCGGCGAAGATGAAGACGAAGAATACGACGGCCCGCTGAGCAAGTTTAAGTACGACCCCAGCCGATATGTGCCCGGCACAGTTACACCGCCGACCCCGTACAAACCCGTATACAAAGACTACCGCATGGCGGGTGGTGGTGTGGTTGAGTTGATGTCAGACCAGAACGCTATCGGAGCCAACACAGGCTACCCAATGGCCGACATCAACAAAGGCGCATACGCCACCCCCTACCAGCAACCTATCTCCCGCAACGTGCTGACCGGCGCATCGGATACTGGTGTTAACCCTATGACTGGCGAGATGCAGTTTGCTGGTGGCGGTATTGCTGATTTGGGCGGCTACTCTGATGGTGGCCGGATGCTCAAAGGCCCGGGCGATGGCATGTCTGACAACATCCCCGCAACAATTGCAAATAAGCAACCCGCCCGCTTGGCCAACGAAGAGTTTGTGATTCCTGCCGACGTGGTTTCCCACCTCGGTAATGGCTCGTCTGAAGCCGGAGCCAAGCAGTTGTACAAGATGATGGACAGAGTGCGCCAAGCCCGCACAGGCAAGAAAGCCCAAGGCAAGCAGATTAACGCGTCCAAACTGATGCCCGCATAACATGCCGCTGTATCAAATCCGCCCAAATGAATTGCCACAAGTGTGGCCTATTGCCGCCCCAATGCTTCAGAAGGCAATTGATTTAGACCCTGATTTGATTACGATAGATCAAGTTGAGTACTCTGTGCGCACGGGGAAAACGTTTCTTTTGGTGTGGGAAGAGCCAGAGGAAGGCATTACTGGCGCGGTTACTGTGGAGTTTATTGACTACCCCCGCGAACGAGTTGCGCATGTGAATCTTATGGGTGGTAAAGGTATTGTCAGGGATTATGTTTTTGACGATGCCAAACAATGGATGCGCCTGCAAGGTGCTACAAAGGCCCAGTGTTGGGCCAAAGGTACGTTGGTACAGATGTATGAAAAGATGGGCATGGAAAACACCCACCAAGTCATGCGCATTGCGCTGTGAGCACCAATATGCCCATAAGTATCCAGCACATCCCCGTCGAGTACGTAGCGCAAACATGGCCGCTGGTAGAGAGTCACGTTGCTTCCGCAGAAAAGTTTGGGGGCGACGACTACACAACTGACCAGATAAAAGTGTATTTGGCCAAGGGCTTGTGGCAATTGTTTGCCGCAGTGAACGAGGAAAATGTAGTGCAGGGTGCGGCCACTGTGCTGTTTCAAAACTACCCCAATGACAGGGTGGCATTTGTCACAACAATGGGTGGAAACATGATGGTCAACGAGGAAGTTTTGTCCGCTTTTAAGCAAGTCCTTAAAGGCTTTGGGGCCACAAAACTTCAAGGAGCAATGCGCCCGTCGATGGTGCGGCTGAGTGAAAAGCTTGGCTTTGTAGAACGATATGCAATCGTAGAGGTAAAAATATGAAGACCCAATATTCACGACGCGAACTGTATGCTTTGGGAGAGCCTCTTGGAGAAGCCGTTACGCGCAAAGAAGCTGGCCGCATTGTTTATGGCGGTGGCGGCGGTGGTGGCCCAACAAAATCAGAAGTTACTCAGACAAACATCCCCGAGTACGCACGTCCGTATGTAGAGACAATGCTTGGCGCTGCCCAGCAACAGCTTTTTAATTACGACACCGATCCAGAAACCGGGGAGATGACACCTACCGGCATCAAGCCGTACACCCCGTTCAGTCAAGACCCCAACGCGTATTTTGCTGGGTTCAGCCCCATGCAAGAGCAGTCTTTCTATGGCGCTGCTAATTTGGGCGTGTCTCCAGAAATGGGACAAGCGGCTACCGCCACCACGGATGCTATGAACCGGGCAATGAACACCCAGTATCAGACAGGGCAGTTTGGTAATCAGTTCCAAGCCCCCGGCGATTATCAAACAGGGCAATTCAACGCCGCGAATGTACAAGGCCCGGCACTGCAAAATTATCAAATGCAAGGCCCGCAGGATGTGCAGTCTCAGCAGTTTGGTCAGCAAGCCGCCGAGCAGTACATGTCTCCGTACATGCAGTCGGTGGTTGGCATCCAGCAACGGGAAGCGCAACGTCAGGCGGATATTGCTGGTACTCAGCGCGGGGCTCAAGCGGTTAAGTCTGGTGCGTTTGGTGGCGCTCGTCAAGCCATTTTGGATGCCGAAGCTGCACGTAATCTGGCACAACAACAGGGCGACATCCAAGCGCAGGGGCTTCAGTCAGCCTACGGCCAAGCCCAACAACAGTACAACGCCGACCAAGCTCAGCGGATGCAGGCAGCTCTTGCCAATCAAGGTATGGGCTACAACGTAGGCTCGCAGAACCTTGCGGCTAACCTCGGCATTCAACAGCTTGGCTCCGGTCAAAACCTCCAAGCGCAGTTGGCCAACCAGCAAATGGGCATGAATGCCCAGCAAATGGCTGAACAATCTCGCCAGTATGGTGCAGGTCAGGGGATGAACGCGGCGCAGTTGAGGGCTCAGTACGGCTTAGCCGGTCAGCAAGCTGCCGAGCAGTCACGCCAATACGGTGCGGGTTTGGGTATGCAAGGGCTACAAACTGCTTTGTCTGGCGCAGGTCAGTTGGGCAATATTGGTCAAAACATTTACGGTCAACGTGTTGGCAACATCCAGTTGCAGAACCAGTTGGGTGGTCAACAGCAAGCGTTGGAACAGGCCAAGATCAACCAGCAAGTTCAAGACTACGGCACTGCCCAGCAGTACCCAATGATGCAGTTGGCCAATATGAACAACTTGTTGCGCGGTTTGCCCATGCAGTCCTCCACCGTACAGACGTACCAAGCCCCTCCGTCGGCACTGTCTCAGTTGGCAGGAGCAGGCACAACTGCGTATGGCGCGTACAAAACATTTGGTTCCCCCGGAGCAAAGGGCGGCTCGGCCAAAGACATCAAGAAGCGCCCAGCCGGACTGGCTGAGTTGGCACTGATGAAGATGCAGTAAGGGAAAACCATGATTAACGTCAACCAGATCACCTCCCGATTGGCCAGCATGCCAGACCAAGCGTTGCAGCAGTATGCGGCTATGCACAAAAACGACCCGTATGTGATGGCACTGGCGCTGTCCGAGTCCAACCGCCGCAAGCAAATTCGCCAAGGCGCACAGATGCAAGCGCCCCAGCAGCCCAAAGTGGTTGACCAAGAGCTTGCCCAGATGTCTCAGCCGATGCCAGAAGATACCGGGATTGGTCAGCTTCCCGCGCCGAACATGCAGAACATGGCCGAGGGCGGCATTGTGGCGTTTGAAGGTGGCGGTGAAGTTCCTCGCATGTTTAATGGTGGTGTCCCCCCTCGCCCAGTTCAACGTATGCCCGGTGACCCTGTTGCGGCTGAGTGGGATCGCATGTACGGCGCAACGTACGCGCCTGACGGTACGCCCAAGGCAAGCAAACAGCAGTACGTTCTTGACCCTGCCTCCAAGAGTTATGTGCTTAACCCGCAGTACGTTGCGCCAACAAAACCAGCACCAGCACCAGCACCAGCACCAGCAGCTTCTGGTGCTGCACCGCCTCCCTTACCCCCTCCACCCCCTCCACCCCCACCTCCTCCGGATAAAAAACCACCACCAGTACCTGCGGCTAAACCCGCTGCTGGCTTACCCGCGCTCAACACAAAGCCAATGTCTGCCGAAGACGCCGCTAAACAAGCTGCTGCGTTGGGTGACGACAAAGAAGTTCGCAAAGAACTGCAAGGTTATGTGGATCGCCAAAAGAAAATAGGCGAAGAAGCTGTTGGTAGTTTTGAAAAGGGTATTGCCGGACTGCCAGAAGCGTACAAAAAGTACGAGGCGCGTTTGCAAAAAGAAGAAGCCGAATCTGCAACCGACAAAGACAAGGCCCTCGGCATGTCTATCTTTAAGGCGGGCTTGGCCATGATGTCGGGCACATCCCAAAATGCTTTTGAAAACATCGGTAAAGGCGCAATGGTTGGCTTGGAAGATCAGCAAGCAGCGCTTAAAGAGTTTAAAAAGGCGCAACGTGAACGTGACAAGGCGTTTGCTGATATTGAACAAGCACGTCTGGCAGACCAGCGCGGGGACTTAAAAACCAAGCTGGAGCTGGAAAGCCGCGCCGCAGACAGAAACGCTGCTGCTGAAGGCAAGTTTGTTGACGGCATTGCCAGTCTGTTTAAAACAAATAAAGAAAACGCACTGGGCATTTACAAGACAGGGACTGAGCAGCTCAATCAAAACCTGCGTTCAATGTATGAGCAAGGCGAACAAACAAAACGCACAATCATTCAAGCCAATGCCCCAACTGGTTTGGAGCGCATATACCGTGACCCTGTTTTGTACAAAAAACACATTGACGCGCAAACGGCTGCAACAGGTATGCGAGGCGATACAGCAATAAGAGAATCATGGGCTAAATCGCCGTATCTGCAATCACAGTACCCAAATGTAGAAGACTACGTTAGAATGATGGCAGGCTCCTCTGGCAATGCTGGAGGTGAGTTCAAAGTCTTGGGGTCACGACCATCAGCCCCGTAAAAATTAGGATGTGCAGCAATGCCAATTTACAGCGTACAAGGCCCGGACGGACGGATCTACGATGTGGAGGGGCCTGCTGGCGCTTCTGAACAAGATATTGTTGCTGCTGTAAAACGGCAAATAGCTACGCAGCCTGCACAAAAAACACAAGAAACTACGTTTGGCGGGCAGACAAAAGAGTTCTTTAAAGGGCTTGTGCCCGGAGCCATTGGCCTCACTGAGCAAGCCGGTATTGGTATTTCCGCGCTGTTGCCCAATGAGCAAGAAAAAGCCGCACAACAGTACATCAAAGAAAAAGCCGCCGCAGCCAAAGCTCCATTTGCTGCTGCGCCGGGGTACGAGGACACGGTGGGGCGTAAGTTTGGTGAAGCTACGGGTTCTTTTTTGCCGTTTGTTGCCACCGGCCCGTTTGGTATGGCTGGGCGTGTTGCAGGCTACGGCCTTGGTATTGGCGCTGGTGCTGGCACACAGGTAGAGAAGTCTGCCGCTGAGGGGGCAACTGAAGGACAACAAACCGCCTCCACTTTGTTGGGTGCCGCTGTTGGTGCGACAGAGATGTTTGCCCCCACACGTATTCTGAAACGTCTTGGAGAGCCGGTACTTGATGGCGCTACGTCTTACGTAAAACGTGCGTTGATGGCAGGCGGTGAGGAAGCCGCGCAAGAAGCCGCATCGCAAGCCGCACAGAACATTATTAGCAAAGGTATATACAAGCCTGAACAAGAAATTATTGAGCAGGTTGGAGAATCCGCCGCTTACGGCGGTGCAGTCGGTGCGTTGGCGCAAGGTCTTTTGGACTTGGCTATTGGTCGCCGTGCCCCAACAACACCAATCACTGACGAAGTAAAACAAGCCCGCGCTGAAGCAGAGAAACAGCAGGAAGAAGAAAAGGTTCGGCTGAACAGTCCCGAGTACGCACAAGAAGTGTTTCAAAAGACGCAGGACTTGGAAGCTCAGCGCACTGCGCTCAAACAGCAGTTGATACCAATAAAGAAAGGCGTATCACCAGAAACAGACTACGCAAACAACCGGGAAGTCAATCGCCAGATTGATGCCATAAACAAAGAACTTAAACCGCTGGCTGACGAGTATGTGCGTGTCAAGCCTATTCTGAAACGTGCTGCGGAAGAAGCAAGGGTTGCTAAGTTGACCCCATACGAGTATGCGTTGGGCATGGAGCCGGAGCAAGCCGCGCCACAAGCGCAGGCTGAGCCTGAGTTTTATGAGCAGCAGATTGCCACGCCGCCTGCGGCACCGAAGGTAGAAGATGTTGTAGCGCAACACGCTGCGCAGAGTATTCAGTTGGCCAACGAACAACAGCTTGCTGGTGAAAAATCTCCCAACGATGCGGTGGCCGACTACGTTAAATACTTGATGCGTAACCCAGTGTTGGCGGATCAGATTGTAAATAAGCGCATGCAGTTGCCCGGTTTGCCTGCCGGTGTGCGTAACTCTGCGGTGTTGGATGCACTGAAGTTACAAATTGCTCCGGGCTTTAAGCAGGAGATGGAGACACGCAAAGCAGCTTTCGGTGCCGCCAAACCTATAGAAACAGAATCGCCCTATGTACAGGCGTTTACTTCCTACATGGACGAGCTTAAAGACCGACGTAACAACGTTGGGGATGACTCGTTCTTTGATTACATAATTCAGCCAAAGCTGGAAAAGATTGCTGAGGGTAAACCCCCAGTAGTAGCGGTGAATCCTCAGTTGATGCCGTTTATGCAGCCCAAACAAGCTGAACGGGTGCGCACCAAGATTAACGAGTTGCTTGATGAAATAGATCAGGCAAATACGGATAGAGATGTTGCGCAGCGTTCAAACAATCAAGATGCCGCCACTGCTGCGTTTGAAAGAGAGAACCAAGCGCTTGAACAAATTAACGCTTTTGCTGCGGAAGCCCCAGCAGGAGAGCTGACAAAAGGCCGCTTCCCCAGCGCCAAGGTAAGCCCACAAGCCAGCATCTACGCCAAAGAAGTACTACGTGTTCGCAATGAGCAGAACACAGCTTTGAACGCAATTGAAGACAAGATTGACCGTCTGCGTCGTGGTGATGCTCTGGGTAAAGAAAAGGCAGAACCCGGCAAAGGTGTGGCTGCTGCTACCCCTGATGTGTTGGCCAAACAAGCTGAAGATGCCCGTGGTAAATACATTTCCGCTGTGTTGGAAGAAGCCGCTATCCACCGCCGTGTTGCGGGTAAACCCTCACTGACATATGACGAAGCAATCAAAGCTGCGTCGCGCATTCATGATGTGGTGGGTGAATGGATTGATCGTTCAAAAGTAAAGCCCGTACAGAAATTTACGGAAAAACCCAAATACGAAGAAGTAATTGTGCAACCTGCGCAGAAACGCGCAGGCAAGACTATCCGAGGCGCAATCACTGAACGTAGATACAGTGAGACACCGCCGTCTAAAGTTCCTGCGGGTGCACCCAGCACAGGTGAGTGGGTTAAAAAACCTACAAAAGTGTTTGCTGCTTTAGAAGCACAAATTAAACCGGTGACAAATGTGGATTCTGCCGCTGCTGCACTAGACGTTAGGACTAATGCGGTTATCAGAAAACAAATAAAAGAGTTGCTGGACAAAGGTACGCTTCCGTTTGTTTGGGAATTTGTTGATACCCGCCCTATGGCAGAGCAAATCAAAGAAATGCCCGCCAGCAATAAAGAAATTAAGCACTTCAAAGCTCAGATTGCCAGCGTTGTTGATAGCCTGTCTCAGTTGCCGTTCACCGCTACCCGCGAGACACCTCTGCTTAAACAGCAGTTTGCTTCCACAGAAGCGCAGAAAGTTGCAGAAGCCAGAGGTGAGACAGCCAAGACGGCTGGCGGGGAGATGCGCCGCCTGCGTGAGTACGTGGGCAACATGATTGACAAAGCGCTGACACGGAACATCCCAGAAGGCGCAGTCTTAGAAACTGAAGACGGCCCTATCCGCACTCAAGGCATTAGAGAGGCGCTGGAGCGCGTCAAGACAATCATTGACGACGGCAAAGCAAGCAAAGCGTTGTTGGACGCAGCCCAGAATCAAGCCGAGCGCATCCTGCGCGGCGAAGACCTTGGCACTCAGGTGTATGCCCGCCGTGAAGCTGTGCCCGGCAAACGTGTTGTTGAGAATGTGCCCGGCAGAGAAGCTGAGACACGCTTTGGAGAACGTGGCCGCACATATAAAGCAGTGGGTTACGAGGCCGCGCTTGCCCCTGAGGGTAGCGCACTGCGTGAGCTTCAAGATGCCATAAAGCTGTATGAACGTACAGCCCAAGAAGGTGAGATTGCTGGTGAAGGTGCGCCGGGTCAAGGTCAGTTGTTTCCCGAGACTCGCAAAGACATCGGTTATATCCGCGCCACCCCTGCCAACTTTGCCAAATCACCACAGATCAAACCTGTGTGGGAAGCACTGGATCAGGCACGCAAGCTCAAAGCAAAAACAGAAGCCAACCAGAAAGCACGTTCTGCTAGAGACAAACAAGGCTTTGAACAGATTGAAGCGCTAAAAGAAAATATTGAAAGCGTTAAAAACCAAATGCAGTTTTTCCTGATTAAGCCGGGAGACTTCAACATTGGTAAATACTCGGACGCAGACATTGCAAAAATGTTTGCGTCTTATCCAGAATCAGGCGTTACCAAAGAAGACAAGAGGCTGATGGATCGGTACTTGCAAGTATCTAAACAAAACATTGGCAAAACAAAAGAACAAAAAGAACAAGCCATGTCCGTGTTTACTGAGGAAGAAAAAACGCGGGTAGACAAGTTAATCAAAGACTTCAACACAAACAAAATTCCTGAGTACGCTAAAAACGTTCAGCAAGCTTTGCAAACCCTTGCATTGGGCCAACGTCTTGAAGGTGCAAACAACCGTTTAGTTGAACTGATGCAAGACAACAATGCGGCTGTACGTAAACAAGCTGACGCGCTCAACAAAGTTACTGAGCCGTTGATGGATAAGCTCAAACTTATCAAAGCAAGTTTGCGTACCTCCGTTATGTTGACTGAAGGTCAACGCGCAATGATTGACTCAGAAGTTGCGCTTCAGAACCAACGTAACGCGTATCAAAAGGCTATGGCCACGGCAATGGGCAAAGCCCGTCAACGCTTGTCTGATACGTTGGGTGAATTGCTTGATCCTGAGATTGAACGCGCACGTCGTTCTTTAAAAGCTGCCAAGACACGTCTGGCCACAGTTGAGTCACAAATTGAAGCGGCTAAAAAAGAGATGACTGAGGGTACTGGCCAAGCGCCAAACCTGATTAACAACTTGCAGAAAGTTCAAGGGCTTGTTGAGAACATTGAAAGCGCTGAAACAGAACTGACTGAGCTGCAAGAACTGCGTTTTGGTGAAATTGAGAACGACGTTGTTGTCACAGAAGCCATGCTTGACAAAGACCTCAAGACAGAGCGTGAGTACTTAGAAATTCTTGAACGTCAACTGGCCGACATGCGCAAGGAGCCATTGACTGCTGTTGAGACCGGCAGACCGGGCGAACTGGGCAAACTCAAGTATCCACTTTCTGCGCAACGCATAGCGTCGCAAGTAAAGGCACAGCAAGCGGTAGTTGACGAAGCACAAAAACGTGCTGACGAATTCCAAAAAGATGTGAAGGTCTGGTGGCCTAAAGTTACTGCGGCGTTCAAGAAGGATGGCCTCAGCGTCAAAGACCTACCCGGCGCAGTGTTTGAGAAAGGCCGCAAAGTTGCGGAGATCAATACGCCTGAACAAAGACGCCTTGATGAGTTGCGCGATAAAGGTATGCAGGCGGCAAAAGAGGTTGATGAAGCCGCCGTACGTCAAAGGGTCAAAGACAAACAGCTGCAACTGTTTGATGACGAGATCTTTGACGCCCGTGGTGAAGTGCAGGCGTTAATAGGGCCAGAAGACATGAATCAGTTGGCCGACATCATGGCCGACCCTAACGCAACCAATACTAAACGTGCGCAAGCAACGCTCAAACTGGGCGCTATGCAGAAGCTGGCTTCACTGGAAGCACAGAAACAAGCGTTCATTACAGGCAAACCAGCCAAAGCACCCAAGGCCGCTACTGTGCCGAGCACCACTGCGTTGGCAGCGGCTAAGCCCTTCCGTACTGGGTCGGGCGCTGGTAAAGCTGCTGATACAGAACGCCTCAAATTGAAGGCCCCGCAGAGAAGGACTTTGGAGCAAGCGTCGGATGCCCTGCGTGCTGAGCGTGAGGAAGGTACTTACGGCGAGGGCTATGAAGCTCCTGATCTGCGTGGCTTATTCCGCACTGCCAAGAATGTTGGCAACGGCATGAAGGCCGAGGAAGTTACGCGGCTCACCAACCGCATAGTGCAGGACTGGGCAAATGTTCCTGAGATTCAAGTTGTTGACAACGAGTCTGGTCTGCCACAGGAAATCCAAGATCAAGCCAAGCGCGACGAAAAGACTGGTCAGATTCCCGGCCTGTACGACCCCAACACCAAGATTGTGTACTTGGTCGCTTCTAACTTGGGCAATGGCAACGATGTTGCTATGACTTTGGCACACGAAGTTGCAGGTCACTTTGGTCTGCGGGAAGTTCTGGGCGGCACATACGCCAGCACCATGAACCGTGTGTATGAAGGCAACAGCGCTGTGCGTAAACAAACCGACGCCAAGATGCAGGCTGAGCCCAATCTGGACAGAAACACTGCCGTTGAGGAAGTGCTGGCAGAGATGGCAGAGACTGGTGCAACTCCGGCAAACGAGAGCGCACTGCGTCAAATCTATAACGCCATTAAGCAGTGGCTGGCCAATACGTTTGGTATTGAGAATGTGACTGACAACGAGGTCAAGCAGATTGTTGCCAATGCACGCAAGTATGTGATTGAGGGAACGCAAGCCGCTGAAGGTGAAGTAGACAAGTCTGGCATTTTGTATCGCACCAAAGCCACGTACACCAATCCAGAAATCGCCAAGAACAGCGATTTTGTTGACAAGATCGTGGCCAAGGACAGAAGCTGGACGGACAAACTTAAAGCCAACTTAACAGGTCTGGCTTTTGAGACACAGCTTGTGGACAGGTTTGCAGGCTTCGAGCGTTTGGCCAAATACATGGAGCCGCTTAAAGGCACCCAGATGCTGTACTACTTGCGCATGTACGACCAACGCATGAACTTTGTATCTCAGGCAGTCTCCAACGGCGCACCGGCAATCGTAGAGAAGACGCGCCCAGACGGACGCGTTGAGCGTGTGTTGGAGAGTAAAGAGAGCGCCAACATTAACAACGTGGTGCAGATTCTAAGAGACGCACAACCAATGGTTGGCAATGCAGAAGCTGTAAACACTATGTTCACTACGTACATGGCTGCTATTCGCGCAAAGAACAAAGGTTTGTCCTCTCTAAATTTTGGTGAGGATGTTACACAGGAACTGCTGGATAAAACTATGGCCGCCATCGAGGCCACGCCCGGTTTAGAGGCTGTGTTCAAAAGTGCAAAAGACGAGTACAACGCTTACAACCGCAACTTGATTGATTTTGTTGTCAGTACTGGCGCACTGTCCAAAGAAGTTGGTAAACGTTTGCTTAGAGAAAACGATTACATCCCGTTTTATCGTGAACGCAACGGCGTAGCCGAACTGTTAATTGGTGGTGAGTCCCCCATCCGTATTGGTAGTATTGCTGAGCAACCATACTTGCATGAACTTGTTGGTGGCGACAGGCCCATCCTTGATTTCTTGACTAGCTCGGTGCAGAACACCAACTTGTTAATGGACATGGGTATGCGTAACTTGGCTACCAAGAACGCTGTGTTTGAACTGGTGGACTTGAAGGCTGCTAAGTTTGTAAAGATGGCTGCTGGCCCTGACGTTGTTAAATTCCGCGATGATGGCGCAGATCGTTACGCTGTGATTGCTACCGAGAAGGTCAAGATTGGTAACAAGGAGTTTGATACTGGCGTACCTGCTGACATACTTGTCAAAGGCATGGAGGGCATTCCAACACAGATGCCAGCAATGTTGCGCGTCATGGCTTTCCCAGCACAGGTATTACGCAAAGCTATTACCCTCAGCCCTTTGTACACAGCAAAGCAGTTGTTCCGTGATTCCTTGGCCGCGCCTATTCTTTCTGGCGCAGACTTTATGCCGGTCATTGGTGCGTTGAAAGAAATCAACTCCGCTACCAAAAAGACTCTTGAGCGCCGTGGTGTTACCGGAGGCCAGCAGTTTGTGGGTGGCGCTGAGGACTTGACCAAAATTCTGCGTGACGTGTCTGAGGGTAAGCCGGGCTGGATGACCGCGCTTGGCAAACTTGAAGCCATGAGTATGGAAGCGGATGCCACAACACGTCGCGCCCAGTACAACAGCTACATTCAGCAAGGTCTGTCTGAGATGGAGGCAACTTTGCTGGCGCTGGAGTCCATGAACTTTAACAAGCGCGGCGCGTCACCATCAATACACATAGCCAATTCGATGATACCGTTCTTTAACGCTCAGATTCAAGGTCTGAACGTGTTGTACAAAGCGGCTACGGGCAAGATGCCGTTCAACGAGCAGTTGCGTATACGTGAAAAGATGATGCAACGCGGTGCTTTGATGGCTGTGGCCAGCTTTGCCTACGCCGCTTTAATGCAAGACGATGAAGCATACAAGAATGCTAACCCTGACCAGAAATACGGAAATTGGTTTATTCGTGTGCCGGGTTTGGATGAACCAATCAAATTGCCTGTGCCTTTTGAAATTGGATACATTTTCAAGGCGTTGCCTGAGGCACTGCTTAACAGCATGCTCAACGAACACGGCAGCGAAGAAGCAGTCAAAGCGTTCAAACAAATTTTGCTTCAGACAGTGCCCGGCGGTTCGTCTTATGGCATACCCCAGATAATGAAACCGGCCATCGAGGCGGGGTTGGGCAAGTCGTTTTACACAGGTCGAGACATCTTGTCTGCGCGGGAAAAGGAGTTGTTGCCAGAAGAACAGTTCCGCGCCAACACATCAGAGTTGGCCAAAGGCATTGGCAAGACGCTTGGCATATCCCCTATTGTGTTTGAACAGTTGGTCAGTGGTTACACCGGCACTATGGGGCTTGCGTTTATGCACGCACTGAGTGTGGGTGTGCCTACGGGTGAGAGTCCTGAGAAAGCTGTTAAACGTTTGTCGGAGTACCCAATTCTTGGTGGCGCATTCCAACCCAACGATGCTGGCGGCATCATCAACAGCGTGTACGAGCGCATGAACGAAAATATCAAAGTCAAACAAACGTTCGACAAAATGGTGGCAGAGGGGCGGATGTCAGAAGCCAAGGCGCTGTTGCAAAGACGCGGTAACGAGTTTATGCAGGCTGAAATGGCGCAAAGCTTTAAGAATGATATGAGCATGTTGACTCAAGCTGAACGAGCAATTGCCGCATCAAACATGTCACCAGAAGCTAAGCGCGAACAACTTGACAAGATTAGGAAGATAAAGACCGCCGTAGCTCGTACGGTGAGAGAGGCTTCCGATAAAACCATACGCCTATCAACCCCTTTCTGATACCAATGAAAGCTTGAGTGCGGTACTTGTAAGGAACTGAGGCGCGTAGCCCCAGTTCCTTTATCTTTGCAACATCCAGCCCGGGAACAAAAAACCCTGTGCCCGGTTTAAGTGTCGCCCACGGATAGATTATTTCCATTGAAATGTTCTTCCTCAAAAGTTATGTGCATAGCGTTAACGCGCATTGATGGGCCGTTGGTCTTGCCGAGCATATCTTTCTTGGAGTATTTGACGCGGAAAAGCTTTTCCATCTGCTTCTTGAAGTCGTCGTAGCTAAAGCTCATGCTCACACAGTGCCGCCTGAGTAGTTGTTCTTCAATGAAGTACTCCCTGAACCCCTCAGCAAATGTGCCGTGCTCGACACGTCCAAGTACCTTTGACCTTGTAAGCGACTTATCAACAGCCTCCCCATCCCCCCATGCGGCCATCAGTCGGCCTTCAGCCTTCTTGATAATGATGAAACTGCCGTAGTTGTCTCCGGTGTACGCGTTCAACACGTCCTCAGCAGTGCGCACACTGCCGCGAATAATGCCCCGGGCTTTCTCCACAACCACTTTCAAAGCGTCTATGACTTTTTGCACTTCAACGTCAAGGATGTTGGCGTAATCTCTACGTAAAAGAATGGCAGCAGCAACAATAACGGTGCAACCGGCGTGCCAATAGCGTTCGTCATCGTTGAAATCCAGCACCTTTTTGAGGTGCTTATGCGTCTTGGCGACAACCTCCTCTGCCATATGCTGGTTCTTTGTCAACCAACGCACCCAAGCCTCGCCAGCCACGCCGTAATTGCGTTTCATCTCAAGCAGCACTTCACGTTCTTGGGGAGTCCACTCCAACTTGATGTTGGGATTCCACTCCAGCATACGCAGAAGTTCGCCGTTTGAACTGAACTTCCGTGCCCCCGCCATGTAGTCCGTCAGGCTTTCGTTGGAAGTCATGGTACATGTGGTCTTCCATGTCGTGTTGTTGATGCGCTCTTTGTTTACACCAGACTCCATACGCTCTTTGCCCTGCGCTTCTGCAAAGTCAAAGATAAATGTGGGTGCCCACTCCATGTCTGCACGCTGGGTGTTTGTGATCTCGTCAATCAGAAGCGGCATGCTGTTGAGCAGACCAGCGCGTTGCTGCATTGCAACCGGAGACGTGCCCTTACCTGTCCTGTAACGCAGTGGGTGTCCCCATACGCCAGCCTTGGCGCTAAGCACCAATGACTTACCAGTACCAGAATGGCGTGAACCAATGTGCCACACAAAACCCTCGTACTCAGTGAACCGCATCAGGGATGAGCCAAACGAGTCCAGACATACAGCCAAGGCGGTTTCCATGTTGGGCTTGTTCACGAATATTGTCTGCCACAGCTTTCGCCATTTTTCCAGACTGCCAGCCCCAGAGGTGTTGCGATTGATGTTCTCAAGACCGGGCATCGGTATGCGTGTCTCCCCGCCTTCTTTGGTAAACACCCGGTTGTTGTAGACGAAGCTGTTATCTTCTTGCCAACCGCACTGGTATGGAATGATGATTGGCTTTTTGGATTGAGATGCTTCGCCCACACAGGCGCGTACGTATTCGTATAGCTGCTTGTCAAATCCAGCAAACGTAGACACAATGTTCTGGCTTGCCAACCACTTGAGCGTCTCGTCTTTGCTCACAATAGATTTCTGTGGAAAGTTAAGCGTCAGCACGCCCTCGGGACGTACAGCGGCCATGTGAACCAAGTGGTCGTTCTCCATCTTAAGTAGATCAACCACAAACAAGTCGTACGGAACAAGCTGAACAGTTTTCTTAGACTTCTTGCCGTCCTCGTCTTCCTCAACCTTTACAAAGTACACGCCGCCGTTCTCGCCGTAGCTGTACCCGCGTGGTGGTAGTGGGCGCTTAACTGCATCAATGTGCTCTGGTTCGTTGCCGTCATCTGGTTCCTCCAGTGCGAAAAACTCTTCCTCAACAAAGTCTTCGCTCACGGTTGCCAGCGGTATGACTTTCTCAGTGTTGTCGGCTTTGATTTCTCTGCCAAGGATCAGCGGATTTGTGATCTTTCCCCAGTGTGGACAACTTGTGCATATGCCGGGATTCAGGGAGTCCATTGCCACGCAGGAGTAAGGCCCTTTGATCTCAGCCAGCTTCTGGTGCATCCTGTCCGGCGTGTATGGGTGTAACTCCGACAACCAAACAGCCTTCTCAGTGCCGTCCTCACAAACCTTAGCCCATGACAACAACGCCCTCCACACAGGTTCTTTGCCGTCCTCTTGAGCGGTGGCGGCATAGTCGGCAATCTGGGCGCAGTGGGGTTGAAATTCGGCAAAGATAGTGCGGCTGTTCTGCATCATCTTTACTTGCGCGGCATTCTTCGCGTTCTTTGGCCGCGCCCCCGGCAACAGAATTGGGTCAGCCTGCGGCGGTGCTTTTTCTTTAAGGTTGGCGTTGATGACTTTTGCAAACGCATCGAAGTCAAACACGTCGCCTTCCATCAACAACTTTACAGGAAGAGGTTGCACATACTTCTTCTTGTGGTTCATGGTACCCGGCACACGCATCAGTCGTGCCGCATCTGCGGTGACTGCCATGTCGATGACCATACCCTCTTGTTTACACAGAAGCTTTATGTTCTGCGCAACAGGTCGCCATTCAGCAACCGTCAGGTCGCGTGCCATCGGCCAGTAGCAGTGGAGCCCTCCACCTGAACCAACAATCCACGGCTTACCGAGCGCGTCAAGCCCGACCTTTGCCATGAACGCATCCAATGCCAGTACTGCATCCTTCTTTGATGCGTACCCATCCAAGTCAATAAAGAAAGACTTTACGTGCGTTGCTTTGTCAGCTTCGCGTTTCTTACCTTCAAAGCAGGAGACGGCGTAGAAGATGTCGCAGTGATCGTTGTTCCAGTTGTCTATGTGTGGGCGTAGTTCCTCAATCGTGTCCGTGAACACATGCTGTTTTCTTTTTGTGAGTTCTACCGCGCAGTACGAGCCTAAACCCGGAGACGGCAAAACCACCGCTAGGAACTCAAGCGGAGTCATGTCTGTCCTTTGGTTTATTTAAAGTCGTCTGTTGCGTGGTCTATGCCTTGGGCAAAACCGTCCTCAAAGCCTTCTTGAAAAGCCTTCTCTTTGCTATCAATTAGCGCAGCCGTGCGCTCAACAAGCACTTCAATCCAATCAGGGGTGACCTTGTCAAAACCAATGATGTAGATGTACCGAAGAAGCTCGTTGTCGTTTAGTTGTCGAGGTTGAATGCTTTGCATGTTTTTCTCCAAGCCTCGTCGGCTGTGCTTGATGTTTGTAGGATTTTGAGGAGTGCGTCTACCGTTGGACGATAGGCCACAAAAACTTCACCACCACCGAACCAGTTGTAAACAGATTGGCGTGAAACGCCAAGTGCTTGAGAGATTCTTACGACAGAAAAGTTGTGATGAACAGCCCAGCGCCCGAGTTGGTTGCCCAACGTCTTAGGCGCTTTCATGACCATGTTGATTGTTTGTTGAGAGTAAGCCATGCTGTAAGGGGCCGAAGCCCCCTCCTTCTTAAGTTTCGTCCCAATCGTCAACCATCGCCGCCAAGTTTGACTTCTTGGCAGGCACGGCACTTGGCTTTTTCTCTTCCTTGCGCACAGTAGGCTCTTCGCCTTCATCCTCTGCAACAGGCGCGGCTTTGGCTTTCTTTGCCTTTGGTGCTGGTGCTGGTGGCTCTTCTTCCTCAGCTTCTTCAACTTTGGCAGGGCGTGTACCGGCAATTGCCAGAGGCGCAGACACAGCGGCTTGCTTGGGCATTGTCATAGCAATAGCGCGTTTGGCTTCTGCTGACTCAGCCTTGACGGACACAATCTCAAACTCTTCGTCATTCAACCAGCGCATCTCTTTGAAAAACAGTTTGGGGCTTTCGGACTTGGTATCAAACTTCAAGCGCGTAACAACCAAGCTGGGGTCGATTGGTTCTTGTTGCGCCATCAACCACTTGATGTATGCTTGTAATGGGCGGTTCTCACCTTCGCCATCACCAAAGATTGATTTGGCTGGCAGAGTCAACTGAAGAATGTCGCCTTCCATGTCGTTGGCCAACACTACAGCAACGCGTTGTTGGTAGCGGCATGCGCGGCTATTACCCTGACCAGACCCTGCAATGTTTTGTGGGCAGTCTTTGCAGTTGGAGTGCTGTTTGTTGCCGGCATCAATAGAGGGTGTCTTGCCATCAGCAGACCAGCAGTCAGGCGCAGAAATCTCACCATCGTATGCCTTAGCATAAAAAACGCGGCCAATGTCTGGCGCGGCGGCAACGAACACAACGTCCAGATAGCGTTCTTCGATTGAAGCGATTTCTTTACCGCCGCTGTACAAACGAAACACGCCGCCCTTGATTGAGATACGCTTGGTGGTATCAACATTACCACCAGCCAAAGCTTTGGCAACTGAGGACAGACCTTCACGGCCTTTCGCAAACGCTGGAACGTTTGCTTTGTTAAAAAGCGTCACATTAGTCATGTGATATTTCTCCTGATTACTTGGTTGGTTTGCGAACAGAGATTGCGTACTCAGTTAATGAGTTCAATCCGGGTGGTACGAGGCCGGGGTTCTCTTCAAGAAATGTTGCCATGTTGGTCTGCGCAATACGCTTTTCCAACAAGTCAACGGCTTCGTGTTGAAGCACGAATGTCTTGAATGAATCCCAGTCTTGTGTGTTGTAGCGTGTCTTTGTGGACAACACCACAGTGCCTTGGTCAGTGCGCACAGAGGACATGCCCAGTGCAAGCATCTGATCTTTGAGTGCTATCTTCACGACATCTTGTTGCCGCTTGATTTCCTCAACTTCGTTTTCGTACGCTTGAGTCAGCTCTTGAATTCGAGCCGCCATCTTACGATACACCTTTGCCAGTTTGTCCATTGGAACGCTGGCTAACTCCGTGCTCTCCTCTTGTGGGGGAGCGTCATCATCGACTGCTGTAGTCATTTGCTTCTCCTGTTATTTTGTCTAACGTTTAACATCATACACGGAACAGATCCAAACGCAACTCCTTTCTTTAAATATTTTTAACTTCACTGTCAAACATATCTACCAGTAATTTGTGGTCGTCAACTTTACCCGCCATTGCCTTGAATAGTTTTTTCTCAATAGGGCTGGACTCGATGTGTACCACAGTAACTTTGTCGGAGTTCTGACCTTTGCGATCTGCTCGCGCAATACACTGCGTGTACATCTCCACGCTCATCAGCGGCCCAAAAAACACAACAGTGTCTGCGGCAGTTAGGGTAATCCCGTGGGCTGTTGCTTGTGGCTGCATCACCAACACGCGTATCTTGTCGGTTGACTGAAAGTCTCCAATTATCTGCCCACGTTTTGTTGCGGTCACGTCGCCATGAATTTGTCCCACGGCGTAGCCCTGCTTCACCAAATGCGTCACGATGGTGTCTATGCTGGAACGGAACAACGCAAAGATGATTACCTTGCGCTCTGTTTCTTCCAACACTTCCTCCAGCACATGCAGTCGAGGAGATGCGTCGAACTCCACAACCTCCCTATCGTCTGTGTACGCGGCACCGCATGATATTTGTAGCAGCTTGTTTACTGCAACACCTGCATTGACTGCGCTGATTGTTTCTCCCGCCGCACGCACCATCATCTGCTCTTTTAACATCCGATAGTATTTGTTTTGTTGTGGTGTCATAGGCACTTCGCGTGTCACTGTAATTACCGGCGGTAGGTCAAGACACTGGCCTTTTGTAAAACGAATTGCCGGTTGCAGTGCTTCGTACACCATAGACCGCGCATCTATTTTTGGTGTCCACTTAAACATGCTGATCTTGTTCATCACCTTATCGCGCCACGCTGTTTGGAACTTGGGCACGCCGCTTGGATTAACAAGTCTTGCAAGGCCATACGCATCAACAGGAGACTGCGATGCGGGTGTACCAGTCATCATCCATAGGTATGTCTCAGGCTTGATGATAGATGCCAACGCCTTCCAACGCCGTGTTGATGGGTTCTTGTATGCGTTGGCCTCATCAATAATTACAAGATCAAAGCGACCATCATTGCGTATCTCATCCGCAATCAGATTCAGTCCGTCGTAGTTGGCAATTACGATCTCGTAGTCACGCTGAATCATTTCTATACGGCGTGATGCTTGCTGATGGTGGGCAACGATGGCGCTTCGGTGCATGGTGCTGTTCATGATGTCGCCCATCCATGCGCTGTGCATGATTGATAGGGGGCATAGCACCAACACCCTGCGAACTTCACCACGCTCAATTAGATAATCAGCCGCCCACAAAGCAGATAGCGTCTTGCCAGTGCCGGGGTCATTAAAACAGAAAGCTCTGCGGTGTAGTGTTAGGAATGCTGCTGTTTCAATTTGGTGATCCATAGGCTTGTACTTGCCCGGCCAACCATAGCGCCCTTTGATTGGGGACGGTACATCTTTGACACCAAGATTTTTTAACACGCGACTTTCATCAAGGCCCCAGTACACAGCAATTTGGTATATGCCATCCTCTTCACCAACTACTTTGTGCTTTGGAATGATGCTGTATTTACTTGGGTCGCGTGTGCGCAGTAGCAGTGCTTTGTTGTCAATTATTTCCATTACGCATCTTCCTTCAACCGAGCCCACGGCGTGTTGCTTTCTCTAAATTCAATCTCTTCCATCAGGTTGTTTCTGTGAAGTCTTGCTGATGCGTCCCACCAGAACTCTTCTTCTAGTTCTGAAACGTCTACCCACAAGTCGCCAAACTTTGCTCTCCACATATCTGCCAGTCTTGATAGTGGAATGACGTACGCTTCACGCGTATTGGGGTTGTCTACGCGTATATTTTTCTTGCTGGCTTGTGGTACCCCTCCCTGCCAAATTTGGCTGTGTAGTTTTGCGTTTTCTTGCGCATATACGGCCTCTAGGTGTTCTGTTAGCGATTGGCCTAACGATTTAATTTTTCCCATTTGCTTCTCCTGTTATTGCTCTGGCATGCGGCATACGTACCGCGCTCTGTCTGTTAGAAAGTGGACTTCAACTTCTCCGAGTTGTTTAAGTCTCTTGAACGCACTGTTAAAGAACTCATCGCCCTCTAAAGTTTCTAGGTCTACCCACTTGTTTCCAAAACGTGTTACCCACACATCAATCAGTCTGCTGACAGGGATATTGAACGCTTCGGATTCAAGCATGGCAATTGTTATTTGCATGGCGGTTGTTATTTCGCTGTCAAACTGTTTTCTACTTGATGCTGTGGTCAGATTTGCGTTTGAAACTCCTGTTATCTGATGCTGATTTAACGCGTAAGTTACTCCTTGTTGTTGCGCCGCCTTTTGAAAGGGGTTGTTTATGATCGACATCTTTTCCATCTCCTTTTTTTACGATACCCTCTTTCATAAGCATTGCGCGTGCTTTATTTCGAGCGGTTCTTTTTTTAATGATCTCTGGTTTCTGTTCGTACTTTGCGTACGAAGGACGGTCTTCTGGGTTTTTGTAAGGCATGAGTGTTCCTTAATGTTTTGGATTGAACTCGCATGTTTTTACCGGACACCAACCGCACAAAGGCGTTTGGTTTGGGTTCCACACATCGTTTGAAAAAGATGCTTCAAGTCGCGCATAGCGTTCACGGTAGTCCCACCAATGTTTCTTGGCCTCGTCTGCTGTCATTGACATCTTTACAAAGTCATTCTTTACAAGAAACAATAACGCCGAGTTAACCTTGCGTATGTGGGGGAAGTGCGCAAACACCATAATAGACATGAGCACAAGCTGATCGCGGTCTGGGTACTTGTTGTTGCCGGTCTTGTAGTCTGCCACCCATGCGGTCAGGTTTTCGTCATCAACAATTAACAGGTCTGCGATACCACGCACCCATACGTTATCTGCTTTCCAACTTGTTGGCAATAGGTCGGTGGTCAACGCCATCTCATACTCAGCCAGCTTACGTCCGGACTTGTTTAGCAACGCGTCCACCACAGGTTGGAACTGCGCGTATGCAGGCGGGATTGGAGTGCCCTCCTTGACATACATCTCCAAGGCTTCGTGGACTTGGTTGCCGTACCGCGTCGCTTCGGTTTCTGTAAACGGGTAGTTTTTAAGTACCTTGACTTCGTAGTAACGGCGTTGACAACCCTCAAAGTCTTTGAGGGAAGAGTGTGACCATGCTTGTTTTTTCATAGTTTGGCGGAATTAACTGCTTGCGTTAATCTGTTGGCAAACGCGGTAACAAAGTTCTCGTTGTCGGTCAAGTCGCTGCCCATGTCTTGCAGAATGATGTGCGTCAACTCATGCCAGAACGTGTCGTCAAGTTCTGACTGCTCAAACTTGTTGCCAAACTCGTCGTACTGCGCCATCTCAACCAACTTCTTGCGGTAGTACGTACGCCCCATTGCGGCAGGGTCTTGGATGGTTTGACGCCATTCAACGTTGTACGTCGTTGGCCCCACTGTGAATTGTTTGGGTATTTTCATGTGCTTCTCCCTATGATTTTGCTAACCCATATCTACGGTGCGCACCACCGTCAGCGGCCAGAGGTATCCCCGGCATGTACTTCGGCTCCATAGTCATCTGCGCCAAGACCCAAGTCTTAGCGTCAACAACTTCATCATCAGGCACAACAGCGATCAACTCGTCGTGCACCGTGCCAGCAATTGGGTACTTCTTCGATACCCTCAACATGCCATCCGTCATCACGATTCTGGCAAGCGCTTGCGTCACATTGTTCGTTATCTTACCTGCATACAACTTTGTTGCACGCTCTCCATACACCCACTGCGGTCTGCCTTTGGTATCTTGTTCAAGACGTAGGTTGGGGTACAGAAGCTTCATTCCGTTTGGTAATTCTATCTCGCCTTTGCGGAATGTCAAACACTTGTGCGTGTACTCTTTGCCCAAATACAGCGACTTGTGTATAAGCTCATTGAACAGCCCCCACATAGAAACAATAGGCCAAGCAGTACGGCGGTATGTATCAATGATTGCTTTGGCGGCAAGGGCATGGGTCAGGAGTTCTTTATCAGAACAAGTGTGTGGGATGTCGAACAGCTTGGAGTCGTTGCCGTCCCACTTGACAAACTCCTGCGCGTACTCAGAGTTAACGCCGAGCGCTTTGGCGAAGTCCTTGGAGTACCGTACAGGCGGCGCACCGAGGAAACCTGTGAGGAGTTGCGAAGCGAATGAAGCCCAACCCAGTCCATAGCCACAGCCCAGTAACGCGCTCTTTGCCGACTGCCGCAGATCAGGATGGGATTCTTTGGTGAGACCGGGGATATTGAACATCTGGCTACCGAAGGCCGCATAAGGGTCACCTCCAGCCCTGAAGATGTCGAGCATGTCTGCATAGTCAGCCAACCACGCGAGTACTCGCGGCTCAATTTGCGAGAGGTCGCCCACAACGAGTTGGTAGCCCTCGGGAGCCATAATTGCTTTGCGTAGGAAACTGCCTCGCTTGAGGTTCTGCATGTTGATTGCTGAACCTTTTGCCGCCGTCCAGCGACCCGAGAGAGCGCCGTAATACGAGAGCGGAACCGGTAGTTTGCCGCGTTGAGATATGTCGAGGAAGCGCTGTGCCCTTGTGCGCTCGGTCGTGGATTTAACTTTAAGGCGTGCCTCACAAAGGAGGGCAACATCTTCACGTTCACCGTTAAGCAACGCTTGGAAGAGAGCATCATTCTTGGCAAAAGCGAACGCTTCTTTGCCGGTAGTTTTACTGACCTTAGTCGGGGGAGTAACCCCGAGGCTTTGAAGTACGTCAGCAAACTTCGGGTTCGATGCGAGCTCAGCTTCTTGTATGCCCAGCCTTTGTAACAGTCCTTCACGTAGTTCTCCTTCTTCTGTCAGTGCCTTGATAAGCATCTTGCTGTCAAGCTCAAGCGTTGGTCGTGTGTACATCTTGAGCGTCATGTCGATCAGACGCAGTTCGGATTTGGGGTATCCGTTAATGAACCGACTGAAAACTTCTTCGCACAGGTACACATCATGGGCGCAGTACTCGGCAAGTTCTCTTTCAATCTCTGGCGATATTGATGTGAGGCCATCAGTGCTGTGTACTGCCGTTCCCTTTGGTCGAAGTCCGAAGTCGAGCGCCAACTTCGCAAGGGAGTTGCCAACTTCCACGCCGCGTAAAGCTCTTGCCATTGATAGGGTGTCGAAGATGAAGGTTGGTCTGGCGTTATATACCCATTCCATAATGGATACATCGAACTGTGCATTGTGCGCAAGCACTGCGGTTCGTCCCCAGTCCACTCCAGAAAAGTACTCACGTAATCTATCTCCTCCAACCCATTCAGTTGGGTTGTCAGTTCCATATTCATGGATGCACGCTCCGAAAGCTTTGAACCTTTTGTCACGTATGTACTCCTCTGTTGTCATCTTGGATAGGGTGTAACTTTGTTTGTCCCACCGAGTTTCAAAGTCGATGGAAATTATTCGGTCAAATGGTTTGCTCAATTGAATGCCTCTTTAGGGGGTGCGTCGATAGTGTTTAAGAATCCGAAAAAATCATTGGCTTCGATCATGATTTCCGCTGCCTCCATTTCGTCTAGGTTCATGGTGGCTACCTCCAAGCGGTCTTCGCCTGTGTTCTTAATGATGAGCACTGCTTGGTTTGCGTTGGGGCCGTAGCATGTGAGGAACTTCAACACCGTGGTTTTGAAGTGCGCCTTCTCTTCGTCCGACATTGCCTTGAGCAACAGGTCTATTGCTTGTTCTTGTTCCATGTTAGTGCCTCTCTAAGTTCGTTTATGTTGTCTTCGTTTACTACCATTGCCACACCCCCTGCGCTTCTTATGCGGCGCATGTGTTCCTCTTGTAACAGGGTCGGTTTGTTCTTCCCCGCTTTTGCTTCTACGCCAATGAACATGCCGCTGGCACATATCAAAAAGTCTGGCACCCCTGAGTTGCCGTAGCCTGTGCCGATAGGCATGGCGTAATACACGCCCAGCTCGTCAAGCAACTTCCTGATTTGTTTTTTTACTTTTACTTCTGGTGTCGATGCCATACAGTTTCCTTGGTAATTGGTGAGGGGGTCAAGTAGATTACGCGCCCCCTCAATTCGCGTTTGGAAAGCCGAACAACAACAGTTTCCTCAAAGGCTAAGCGCTGTTGTTGTTCGTGATGTTGTGGTCGCATCTACTAGGTTCGCACACATCACAATTGAAAAACCTGCTTAGCCCTTGTTCTTTTGAAGCGTTTGCGCTTCTTTGATCTTTTTTGATAGCTCTTGGCGTAACCACTTTGGGCCACCCAAGCGTTTCCATTCTGCATAGTGTGCAGGGATTAACCGCACACCGATGCTCACAGCCACACCTGTCAGTTCACTTTTTGGTCTTGGCATTTGTGCTGCTCCCCCACTACCCTATTTAGAAAAAGCATTTTGCACTCTGTGCAACGCCACAGGTCGCCTTCAACCACTATGGTTTGCTTCTCTGCGTGTTGTCCACGAACTTTTCCAAAGAACGTTCTTATCTTCTCAAGCATTTTGGTTCTCCCATCTTCTGCACAAATCTTTCACGGTCTGGCTTTTGCGCTTGCCCTTGCATACGTTGCTGATTGACTTCTGTTTGGCCTTGGCTTGCAACTGCGCTGGGGTCAGAGGCTTTACTGGTTCTGCTGTAGCTGGAAACAAACCTGTCACGCCCAGCCAACAGCACACGGCGGCGACAAGTAGTCGGTCAAATATCATTCTTCCTCCTGATGTTCTTTAAGTCTGCGTTGTAGCCGAGCTATACGCTCGACGTTGTAGGTGACGATTGAAGCCGCATACTCCACTGCGCTCTCAGCTTCTAACTTCTTGATGACGGCCTCACGCATTTCTTTCTCGATGATTTCGCTGATTGGCTTTGGCTTCATCAGTTCCTTGATGTACTTGAGTGTTGAATCTTTCCAACTCATGTGTTTCTTTCTTTTAATGCGGCTTCAATGTCACGCACCATCTCCAGCAAAGTTCCCTTCCCGCAACCGCACTGAAAGTCTTCCCAGCCCCAGTAGCTTTCTACCTCCTCATCCGTCAGCCCTACCCATGTGCGCTGTGGCTCAACATAGCCAACGACTTGAGCGTTAATTGCAATCTGTGGCTCTTGCTCTGTGCGCTGTGGTGGTGTGCAGGTATGGATATCGTTTGTGCGTTTGCCGCATCGTGGGCAGAAGTTGCGTTCTTGGCTTTCCAATTCTGCAATGGCTTTGGCGGCTACCAGTTTGGCAAAGGCTTCAACATATTGAGTTATTTCGTGATCTTCCACCCAAGGTGAAGCCTCATCGTACTCACTCATAAGACGAGCCTGTCTAGCCATCTCAATGATTTCATCTTGTGTCATTTCAATCCCCTGATAAAAATAGCAAACGAATTGATCGTGTCCTGACCAAACCCTTGCATCTTCTCAATGGCTTGCGCCACTTCCTCGATGACTTGGGCTCGGTATGGGTTCAGCGATACGTTGGCTTTCACAGCCTCCTTGCGTTGCTGTGCTTGCCGTTCAATCTCGTTGAACGCTTCATCTTCGGGGTCATCAATCATTCTTTCCTCCGTTCTGCATCCAGTCAAGTGCGTACAAGAACACTGCTATGGCTACACCACCAAGCCCAAGGCCGATGAACAGCACAGCTATCAAAGCCATTACATCCCACATGTCAACCTCCAAATATTTTCTTGAGGGCATCATACATAGCGCGTGCTTGCACAATACTCATACCATTGAGCATGGTTTCCACATCAGGCGCAGCCTTTGGGGTAGTACCGACATTGAGCGCGGCAATGCCAACACTCTTTGGCTTGCGCACAAGTTTGTTGACGCTTTTACCCTCGGTTCTTAATTTTTTGGATGACTTCAACGGCGCATAAGCAGGAATAAGTGTTGTGTACTCTCCTGCGTCAGTCTTAGCCATTTGCCCTTGCTTTGTGAACTGCGTGAGCAATGAGCCCACTGACCCTTCGTTCAACCCTTTCTTTGCAAGAGCTTTGCGTATCTTATCGCCCGTCAGGCGAGGGTTGTCTCGCACGTAGTTGAAAGTTTCTTGGGTCACGTTGGTTGTTGATTTGAATAAATGTTTTGGCACTTGTTTCTCCTGTTGAATTTTTTGGTCGTCTTTTTCCCACTCTGAAAGCGCGGTGGTCAGCGCAGTCTGGATGTCAGGCATGAGTGTTCCCTCCTCTTAGAAACTAAATTTGCTTAAGATTGCATCGACGTTCTTCTTGACGTCTTGACGCACAGCTTCGTTCTTACGCAACTCAGTTGGCGTAACACCAACCAACACTTGCTCAAGGTCACGACGCGCTGTTTCTAATGCAGGGTCGTTGACAATGTTAAGTGCTTTGGTCAGGTCGCACAACTCCAATGCACTTTCTACCAACGTATCGTGGAAACGTCGGGGCTTGGCTTCGCCTTGTACGTAATCAGTAGTCAACCTGTCGGACATGCGCTTCAAGTGGGAACTAAGTCGTTCACGCACATCTGACATAGCGTTGTCAACGCGTTCCTGTGTCAGCTTGTCCAGCCTAGCTTTAAGCTCAGCTTGTGCGGCATTGCCTACGTCTACGCGGAAGTCGCCCGATGTGGGTACGGGCATGTAGTTCACGCGGAACGAGAACTTGGTCATGATTTCATTCGCGCTTGGGTAATCATCTCTCTTGAACATATCACCCAGAGCCATAGCTTGAGCAGTAATCAACGAGGGGTAGATTGTCACAAACGACTTGACCAACGCAGTGAACTCATGCTCGAAGTCATCGAGCTTCTCAGTGAACGCCATGAACGATATGTTTGGCAACAAGCGCAAGCCGGAGTCAGACCAAGGCGATGTTTTGTCGTAAACATACTGACGCGCACGACCAACAGCTTGTTGGATAACCTCCAACTCTGTGCGACCTGCAAGCAGGTGCTTGCTGACACGCGCCGCATCCTTGGCGGCGGCATGCTTAGTTGCTACAACTTCATCGGTTGTTGTCTTGTCCAGCTTGCGTGCTGTCCATACTGATGCATTGAATTCAACAAGCATCGCGCATGTGTCAATGTTGTAACGAGGAGTGGTGTTTGTATTCATGATTGGTTTCCTTTGTGTTGATTACTTGGTGCCGAAAAAGATTTTGTGCTCAGCCAACATCTTGCCGAAGTTAGTGTTGGTAACGAACACGCCTACACGCTGAGATGTGGACACTGTGTTGCAGAAGATTGACTGCATCTCTGCACGCATGCGCCACACATACTCAGTAACTGCCGCCGCTTCTTCTCTCGTCTGTGCACGCGACACAAACTGAAAGACTTGAATCAACTGCGCAGTGGGGTTGTCGGACAGCGGTGCTTTAGCAGGGTCAGCGATGACGCGTGCATAGTCACAGATGTCACGACCGAAGCGAACAAACGATGCCATCGCCTCAGCAGTAACGACACCGACAGTACCGATTAGAGCTTGCTCAAGAGTGTCGTCGTCGAGTACGTGCATGCCCTCATCCAAGACATCACCAGCGGCGGCGAGTGAACGAGGAGTTGCATACGCGAGTTGCACAGACTTGGGATTGAAGATGTGTCCGTTGTCTTTGGATAACGTCTTGCCCTCATACTTGCCGCCCTTCTCATAGTCGAGGAACGAGTCCATCACCATCGGGTTGTTGTCAACGAATGCGATGACCATAGGATTGATACCCGCATCGGTAGCCCAACGCACCCACTCGACAGCAGTCGGCTTACGCATCTTGACGAACACAAGACGATTACGCAAGTGAGCTTGAATGGAATCGCCAAGACCCTCGACCGATAGATTGGTAGCGGCGAAGACAATACTGTTCTCAACGAAGTGGTAGTTGCCAACACGTTGCTCGTACACGATAGGCGCGAGTACGTTCTTGATGAACTGCGGTGCTTTGGCAATCTCATCTAAGAACGCGATGATTGGTTTGCCACCATTGACACCACGTTGATTGTTCTTCGATACACCGAAGCGTTCATTGGGAAGCTCACGCGACACGCCGTTCTCGCGGTCAAGGTCAGGCATCCACACAGAACCATCGGACAACTGAGTGCAGTCGATAGGGTCAACGGCAATGTGATTGGCAAACTTAGGCATACGCTTGAGTTGGTGGAACAGCGCAGTCTTGCCGATGCCGTTCTCGCCCTCGACAATGATGGTGCGCTTGTGACCAACAGCGGCGATTAGGTCGATGACTTGAGAAGAAGAGAGATATTGATTCATGATTGCTTTCCTTGAGTTGATTAAAGAGAGATATGCAAGACCTTGCCGTGAGTGGGAACGAACGAGTCGTTGTCCACCACACCCCACAGTGACGGCATCGGGGTGCTAGGCGTATCGCAACCGAGGTATCCATCGGTCAGCCATACGATTCCTTTGGCATCTATCTTGTGCTCACGAATGTAGTCAACGACAACTTGCGGAGTTGTGCCGCCACCGCCTTGAGGTTTCAAGAGAGATGCAATCAGTTCATATTCATTTGGTTTGAATACTTGGTCGCCACACACAGCGTCATCCCACCACAAGATGCGAACAGTCTCGGGCTTGACTAGCTGACAGATGCGAGAGATTTCACCAAAGAGCAGACGATAGTGCGGATACATAGAACCTGATGTGTCGGGTGCGAGTATCAACTCACCGACTGTCTCGGTGTAGTGCGATGGCATGATGTAGCCAGACGCAAGCAGTCGCTTGTTGGGGGGACAGAAGCGTGAGTTGTCATCACCTTGGGACACAGAGGTTATCCAGTCTTGCATGGAGGGTATCCAGTCAGTGATGCGTTCCTTGGCATGACCAAAGATGTCACGACCACCTGCACCTTGACCTGCTAACTTACGCGCAAGCATCTCGCCTTGCCTATTGGCATCGTCAATCTGTTTGCCTAGCTTCTCTTTCTCGTCCTCAGCAAACTCACCATCCTCATGCGCGTCGATGGGCTCATCGTATCCGTGGTCATCGCCACCCTCACCATCTTCGGGTTCTTTGCGCCCTTGTTTGATGAGGTCATTGAGTACCTGAGGGAAAGACCAACCGAAGTACTTGCGGTCAATCAACAGGTTTGGTGTTGGACGTTCAACAAACTCGAAGTTAGGGTCAAGCTCTTCGATGAGTGCATTGACCACATAGTCCTGAGCAATGTTGCAAAGCTTAGGCATGCGCTTGTTCTCTGCGCGATACAACACACAATGCTTGAGTGCAACGTGGAAGTTCTCATGCAGTGCTAGATACCGCAGTTGCTTGCGGTTGAGTGGGGTGATGAACGCTGAGCCGTACTTCTTGTCACGCCCATTGGTTGATGCAGTAGGCACCTTGTCTGATACCTCAGACTTGCCCATACATATCACTGCGCTGAGCAGTGCAAATTTTGGATGCCGCATGCAGTCTATGTTGACCGCTTGTATGCGTTGGTTGAGGGTCATCTTCTCGAAACTCATTTGCTTCTCCTGTTATGTTCAACACTATAACACAAGCTGTCAAAGCTTTGACAGCTTTGACAGAGCTAGGGATTACCCTTTAAGCACGATGTTTGTGCGGGGGTAATCACTCTCCACAACGAATTGTGGAATCTCTACCAACTCGGTGCGTTCGTGTGCACCTGTCAGCCTATTGATGCGCCCGATGATGGCGGAACGAAACTCAGGCGGGGTTATTGGTTTCTCAAGCTTGTCGATGGAGTCAGCGGGTCTTTTGTGGTACGTTGACCCCATGTTGAAGTTGGGTTGCGCGTATGCCCGCTTGGATATAAGCACTTCGTATGCGTTCTGACACATCTGAAAGAAGTGATTGATAGCTATCTGGTCGGTGCTACCTTCTGACATATCAATTATTGATTCTTGATACCTGCGTTCACTGCCCCCACTGAAGGGTGTGCCATAGTTTTTGTTGACCTCTGTGTTTGCATGGAACTCAGGCATACGCATCTGTGCCATCATGATGTATGGCTCGAACATCTTGACTACCTTAGCACGATGTGCTTTGTCGTCTTTGCTTGAGACTTTGCGGTAGTGTCTTGTGTGCACTGATTTGCTGGTGTCCAACACGCCATCCACGTATAGGTAGTCGGCACTGAAGTCATTGCCATCGTGGTGTAGCGACGACCTGTGATAGATGGGTGCTATCACCTTTGTCCCATCAGGCATGACTTCTCTAAGCCCTCTCTCCACACCCAACACATGGTACATAAAGTCTCTGCTTGTTATGGACTGGTCGCCCATGTACAGACAGCGTTCATGTAGCTTGCCGTCGATAGTCTGCGGTGTGAAGTACCTTGCCATCACTGTGCGGTACAGCATCAAGTCATAGTACTCGGCGTGCTTGACCACACGATAGTGGTGGTACGTTTTATACAAAGGGCGTTCGTTCTCTGCCCACTTCTTACTACGCACTACGCCGCGTACATTGAATTGCTTCTCTGCCTCGGCGTAGTCACGCACCCAAGGTAAAGCTCTGACTGTGTTTCCAAACATGTTGCTTACTCCTGTGTTGTTGATTTGATTGCGGGGAACTCTGTGTTGAGTGAGTGCGATGTGTAGATGTAGTCCCAAATGTCGTCTGTATCACCGCCTTGGTTTGACTCTTCTACACCATCCTCACCCATCTGCGTGATGCGGTAGCCTGCCTCTGGATAAAGCTCGATTGACCAATCCAGAATTGCGTTGTGTGCTTTCACATCGTCGTAGTCTGCGTACCACTTCACATCCTCTACCTCGAATGTGATGATTGGTTGCTCATACCTTGTCTCGCATTCTTTGATTGCCTCTGACATACCATCGTTGCGATGCCTGACCAACTCAACGAATGTGTCTCGTTGCTCTGCTGTTTCAAAGCGTATGACATACGCTACATCTGACCTATACCCCATCTTGCATCTCCCCCTTGTTGTTAAATCTCCAACCATTGATGTATATGAGTTCTTTGAATGATTCCTCACTCGTATAGCCCTCATACGCCTGTCTCAAAGCGTCATAGATTTCATCGGCGTATTCCTTTGCCCGACTAATCGCAAACTCTTCAAGCTCACAGACCAAGCGCTCGGTGTCGATTGCTTGCTCTAGTTCATAGACTGACGCACCTTCCAAGATGCCTCTGTCTATCAAGTCGCCGTAGTCCTCACCCAAAGATGCGTGGGATTTGATGCTTTCGTAGCTCATCGTCCCTGAGTGGTTGTAGTAGAACGACCTGCGTGACACGCCCATCGTTGGGTCTACCCACGCATTACGCATAAGCTCTACCAGTACTGTGTACCTTGAGAACTCTGGATGGTCTTGTGGCACACACGCTTCTATGAAGCGAATCAATTCAATATGCCCTGTCCAAGAAGCACCATCGCCTTGAGAACAGAACCCGCTAAATTGAATATCATCAATGACGAAACCCTTAGCGCGTCCATCTTCTTTGAAGCTGTCGTACACACACTCGTACCAATCATCGGGCGGCTCGCCATACAGGTGTATGGCGTTGTCCTTGGCTCGTTGGTCGAGGTCTTCAAATTCCACGATTTCTGTCCCACACGACTCGTACATTCCATTCCTCCATTTCTTTGTGTATTGCTTTCTCAACATACTCGTCTATCACTTTGCTCAGTGCTTCTTTTAATTTCTTGTCAAGCATCTCCTCCACAGTTTCAGTAATCATTTCCTCCACGCGGTCTGCGTCGGGATAGTCGTTGTTGTCTAGGTACATCTCAATCTTGTCGTCAACATCGTACGCATCAAACTTGTCATCGAAGTCATAGTCTGTGATTGCGTCGTGTATCTGGTCGCTGATGTCTGTGTCCCGCACCTCTCTGCGTACTTGCTCGGTAATCATGTCGTCCATGATTTCACGCACGCTTTCTTGAGTCAGGTGTTCCTCACTGTCCTCATGCTCACGCACACAGTTCTCTGATATTTCTTGGATTGCGTCTTTAAACGACTCGTCGATATATCGCACGGCACTATGAGCTTCTAGGACGGCGCTGACCTTCTCGTTGACTTGCGTGTCGATGTGTTCATTGATGGCGTGAAGCAGGGTGTGGATAAGCGTTTGCTTGGGCTGAGGCGTTGGGGCTACCTCGGGGGTGGGCTGTGTTGCTTGTTCCAAAGCTTGCGTTTCGGTTTGAGTTACTTGGTTCATGATTGCTTTCCTTTTTAAAATGTTGGTGAAGCGCACCAACGACGCAACTGGCAGACACCATGTCTGCGAGTTTTTCTACGATGAGTGTTCCCTACGCTATGCGCCATGCGAATAGGTCGAGGAGGAGTACTACGAGTGCGGCTGTGTACACAAGCACAAAGGTGAGGTTGGTCATGTTGTTAGTCTTTCCTTGGGTTAAATAAATGTCCCATCATGTGAAGCAATTCAGCAAACGATTGCTTGCTTGCCAAGTAACACAACACTTCCTTGTTCTTGGCTATGTCCACAACCAAGCGGTGCAAGATTGACTCTAAGTCTTTTTCGTCTATTGGGTTCATTCGTCTCTCCAAAATAAGTTTGTTTATAAATTCCGACATGTCCTTGTTCACTCTGCTACCCCCTCTTTACGAGAACGTGTTTTCTTTGACCCGCTCAAGATACAGTTGGTTTAGCCGTTCCTGTACCTCCAGCCACTTGTCCTCGTACAGCACTTGCAGTGCCATGCCGACAGACCAACGCACATCATCTTCATCCTCCATGTGTTTGACCGCTTCCTCAATCAACTCATCAATATCAATTTCAATCTTCATTTACTTCTCCTTGTGTTAACTCTGTTGGTATCTCGACTTCATCGCCAAGCTTGCTTGCTACATAGCACCGCATAGCGGCAATCAGTGGGGTGTCGCCATAAAAGCGCATCAAGTCACCCTCATCATTTACTTTACGCGCCCCCCATTCAACATTGCACAATGGGTAAATCTCAATAAGCTCCCGCTCAATAATCGGCCCGCCTTGCTCCCAAGTCAGGTAGTCGAGGAACCAGCCGTTGTCATCACCAATAGTGATGTTAAGAATAGCCGTATCGTGGTCTATGCCCTCGACCTGCGACACCGCCCAGTTAAGGGCGTGTCTTGTCAGTTCACTTGTTTTCATTTGCTTTCTCCTTGGGTTAGTTCGCACAGCTCATGTATGCGGTACAGCACATTCTCAAGCTTCAGTGCTACTTCGTGGCGTTTGCTGATGCTGTCAAGGTTGTCCACTGCATAGCTCAGTTGCGCCCTTATGTGCACAAGCTCGATGTGCCAATCGTGTTCTTGTTCTTTAATCATTCTGTTTCCTCCTCATTCTTTTTAAACCAATACTCCCGCGCCCACATCGCTTGGAGTAACGCAATGCTTGCGTAGACAGGGTCAATCAGGTTGTCCCTCTGCATCCTGTCCACCGCAAACTTGGTACGCCGCGCCATGTACTCATGGAACGGCAACGCAAACAAGTCATCATTCATTCTTCTCTCCCAAAGTTGTTTATCAGACTTCGTCTGAAACTCGCAGACACCATGTCTGCCAGTTACTTACGCCGAGCCAGTAGCTCGGGCACTTTCATGTTCGCTTTGTCCTCCTTCCTTATGCTTATCCACCTGTCACGCAAAGACTCGACCCCGAACTCGGACACCAAGTCCCACCAGTTTTCTTTAATGCTTTTGTACTTGTGTGGGTCTGCCTCGAAGTCGAGCAGTATGCGTCCCTTCTCTCTTCTAAGTACCGACTCGTACTTCTCCAACAGCCCTTCGTACTCGCCATGCCCCGCTTGGGCGGCGTAGCGTATCTGTGCCTTCACCTTGTGGATTTCGTATGTCATGGGTGCAAGGGTTTCTTTGAGTTGTTTACGCCACTTATCTACCCACGCTTCGTAGCGTGCTCGGCTTTGTAGCAACACCGCCATCCTTTGGCGTTCAGCCAGTATCTGCTTCGCCCTCGCTTCGCTGATGTCGCCACTCACCACCATGTTGTGCAGTTGCTTGGGCGTTTGCTTGCTCGGGGGCTTGCGCTTGGGTTGGCAGTCTTTGCAGTTCTTTGAGGTGATGGTCATGAGCACTTCACCTTTCATGCCACGAGCATGCATTTGTGCACGAGATAAGCGGCGTTTGAATTGGGCAACGGGCTTTTCTGTGCCGCACTTGTTACATTTTTTGTAGTCCTTTTGCATGAGAAAGACCTTTCATTTCACTAGACAATACCCACTTGTTGGTCGAGCATACCCACCATTTTGCTGAGTCGGACAAACTAGTGGGTATCGGGAATGCTCGATGTTTACTGGCAATTCTACTACTTCATCCCTCGATACCTATCTGATTTCCAGAAAGCTTCAACCTTTTTTCTTTTTTTTCTTTTTAAGTGTCCACTTGTATGTATATATATATATATTTATCTTTTTATCTCTTATATATAGATAGGTATTGTGGGCTGGACATTGGTTGAAACCCCGCCAGTATTGAAGATGCCGATACCCACTAGAGTGGCAAGTTGCGCAAAATG